TCATCATCATCATCATCATCTTCCTCATCGTCATCGGATTCAGAACCGAAAAGGTCTTCTGCTTCTTCGGCAGAAAGCATGATAGGAGCAGGGATAATCTTTACTGAGCCGTCTTCGTACTTAATGATGATTGCACCATTGATTTCTGTTCTGGAAACTTCTTTCAGTTCCACTTCTTTTTTCTTCTTAGCCATTTTCGTAATGTTTAAGTTGGTTAATAATTTATTTATATCACTCTGTTATAAGTTTCTTTACCAGTATGGATTTCTGAGTATACCCAGATTTTAATAATTCCTCCTGAGCAATATTGAATTGTTTTATCTCATCTAGAGTTGTCTTTAATTCTAATTGAGATTCAATTGTTATTGCCTGAGAGGCAAGTTCCTTGTCACCTTGATAAGTGACTATCTTAAACTTCTTACCTGCAAATGGGTTTGCTGGTTGATGTGCTGTGATTTTAAAACCTTCGTTATTATTCATTGCTATATTTAATTTTAGTTATCCCAGGAATACCCACCTTCCCAAATACTTCGGTATAGGATAGATATTTTCCCTTTTTCATTGTTTTATAGTTATCGGATAATCGAATTGGGTAGACCCATATTTTATTTTCTATCATCCTATTTGTCATTATATAAGCATAAGATCTTCTAAGTTTAATACTCTCTAATGGAACAAACCCTTGAAATAATAAAGACTTCTTAATAAACCTTTCTTTAGGCAAATACCCTAAAAATTTAAGTGATGCCTCATCGAATATTTCAAGCATATCCCTTTGTGCTTTGATAAATAGTACCTTTTGTATTGGGATGTTCATCTTCTTTCTTAAATATAAAGCCAATGAACTTACCAATGGAGGATACTGCAAGAATAACAGATTGAATTTATTTTTCTCCTCTTGACTCAGCCTGTTGTAAATCCTGTAGGATAGCAAGATTGATTTGTAATCTCTTTTGCCTTGTATACTTGGGAGATATGCCTTGCCGTTGTCCATAGAGTTTGATTGAGTACCTTTCATTGAATTCCTTTTTTCCTTTAGACTTAAAGACTCGGTGCATTTGTACCATAAATCTTCTTCGTCGGTGTTTATCTATGTGATATTCATCGGGCATTATGAACTTCCTTGCTTTTACGAATTTACCCTTAAACCAGAATTTAGTACTACCCTTTTTAAGAAGTTTACCATTCATATCGGATAATTCTCTAATGCCTTGTTTTATAAGTTTCCTCCCAGATATTATATGGATATACTGAAGAACATCTACACCATAAAGATAAACTAAGGTAACCTTTACTTGATGTCTAGTAAAGTATGGTATACCGGTTAGATGTTTCCTATATAATTTCTTTTCAGTAACAATCTTATTGGTAGTATCTGGTCTCCAAGTCCATATATAATATCTATCTGGTCGTATGGGTCCGTTGTTACTTTCCTTTAGTTTTACCATTTATATTCCTCTTTGCCATTCTATACCAAAGATTGATAGATTTCTCATTTGCTTCGGGGAATTTCTTTTTCATTCTCCGAATAACTCTATCAAGTTCAAAACCTTTTGCAGTTAATTCGAATACATAAGATTTCTTTGTACCCTTGATAAGATTAAATTCATCCCTCTCTCTTGGTGGTTTCTTTTCTCGAGGTTTCTTTATCCCAGGAACTCGTTTGGTTCTTCTTTGCCCATTTTCCCCTTCTTCTCCGAGAAACCCAAGCCTTAATCTGGAATTTCTTAATGGGTCATCTTTCGAATACCCAATATTTTCTAATTGCTTATCCATCCAATCGTCATATTTATCAATTAACGATTTATCTGGCTTTTCTTCTGATACATTGATATAATGTAATAAGTCAAATACCCCAGCAGAACAAGCATCAGGGAAAGGCATCCCTAATATGATAGCCTTTCTCTTTAAATCCTTATAAGTCATGTTTCTCCCAGAAGCACCAAGGAAATTTGATTTCTCCTTGGATGGAGCTTTCATGTCTTTTCTACTCTTTTTTGCCATATCATTAATATTTTAAGTATTCATTTATTTTCTTTGCAAATATAAGAATAAATAATTTAATCTTATCTTATTTCTCTATTTATTTTTATAAAAATCCGAGGTTTTTGCTCGGTTCGCAGCAGTGGATTTAGGTTTTTTATGCTTTCTCTTGATATGTGTGTTATAAGCCATATCCAATTTCTTAATATTGAATTCTATGTTGTTCACTTGATTATAGTTTACTGCTTTTTCCACACAGCAACGGTACTCTGGCCAGAATTTTTGTCCAAGCTTAACAGATTCGGTTTTAATCATGAACTTAGATACCATAAAACCAAAAGTATCAGCATCATCTTTAGTTTTGAATACATACATGTAAAATCTACTAAATTCATCTACTACTTCATCCAAAGGTCTTACTGGTAACAATAGATAACCATCGGTATATAGGTCCTCAGATATTAAAGCTACCCAATACTTTTTCTTTCCTGGTTTTACTTTATACCTAAACCTTTCCTTGAGTTTAGTGTGCATCCAATCTGGTACCCTATTAAGTAGGTATTTGATATATATCTTATCCTTCTTATTCGACCGCCTTTTAAATGCAGATGGCTGTTGTAGCATCCTTGGAAGTATTCTAAAGTTATTCCACCTATCAAATTCAAGAATTAATCTTAGAGTATCTATGTCCCATTCATCCTCAGACTCCTTTAACCTCTTCATGTTTCTCTCTATATTTTTAGAGTTTACCTTTGGGAGTAATTGAGCCGAGTCTCCTGTGAATAAGCTTGCTTCTTTTCTTTTTAATCGTTTCTCTAAACATCCCTCCATATAATCTTGGAAATTCCTCTCACAGGGGCAATCTGGTCGAAAAATAGAAGTGTGTTTCTCAAAAAAATCCGAGAATAGCCTAAAGAATTTTTCTGACCGTTCCCGGATTTCAAGATACTTGTAATGAGATAACTTTAAAATTTCACCAGCTTCCCATGAAGATTTACTTTCTGATAGTTGAAGGAATAATGATTGTTGTTCTTTATCAATTAAACAACTCCAGGCTTTTTGTTGAGCTTCGTTCATAACATTAAATTCTCCTATATCTCATTATACTATCAATTGCTTCATTGGTTATCTGATTAGGGTCATATTCCCCAGAATTAGCATAAAGCTTATCTGGGTCATAATTTAAATATACACTATAGATAACGTTGTCAAAAGGTAACCATACTTCCATTCTTCCCATTTCAGGGTATATAAGAACTTTTACTCTTTTACAAAGATGGTCAACCTCTAATACTGTAGCATCTACTCCCTCATAAGGATAACCCCGTAATACTAAGTAATCTCCAGGCTTTACATTGACTAAATCATCTACTGAAAACTTCTTATTCTCTCTAGCAATACGTTTAAATCGCCTTACTTCTTTTCTACTACAAGTAGCCACTAAAGAGAAATCATCAAAGTCTTCTGCATTGTCAATCCTTACCTTTTTCTTTCTTGGGTGCATTGTCTCGGTATTACGTAACCAAGTTCTGATACCAGATATATTCCTACGTAACTTATTAAGAAAGGGCCTTGAGAATGCTAATTTAGTGGGCATTCTCATAAAACCATAATTGAATAATACTGGTACTTCTTCGAATACCATCTTACCCTTTGTGGTTTTTCTTAATACGTTTACCATAGGAATAATTGCCTTGATTTGGTCATACCCCTTTTCTTTGAGTTCTTTATTGATTTTATCACAGTACTTCCTTTCAAGGTAAAATATACAATATGAGTATGGGGTATGCTTCTTCATGGGTTACTGGTTTTTAAGAATTAACTTAGCTTGCTTATGTACTAACTTATAGTTTACATTCTTCAGTATATCACTAGCCATGAATACATAAAGAATCTCACCTATCTTTGGTACATCGATTACCATAATATTGGCTTTATCGAATAGTGGTTTATAGAATACGGAAGATAAATCCTTTCCAACTACAAAGAAAAATTCTTCTGAGGGCATTGAATTATATCTCATACAGAGTATGGGAACTTTATTTGCTCTTTTTGCATCCTTAGAAGCTTGTTCCCAGAATTTCAGTATATCGCATCCCTTATTACCTAAGAGTAGATGTTCAAATTTAATCTCTTTATAGTTTTTACACTCAACCGATATTTTACATCTATGGGCATGTCTCTCATCCTGACACATGATATCAGAAGCTAAATCCCTACTCTGATGATTTGCCCCAGAGTATGGAGTTCTCCCGAATTTATAAGAAGTCCATTTGGTAAACCATTTGGAAACTTTCAATTCAAATTTATTACCTTTGCGTTTACTATTTGCCATAATTGTCTTGTTATAACTTAATTATAACATTATAGTAATTGGTATCTACTCAGGCCTTGGGTCTTTTCCACTTGCAAAATTTTAGTATTACCTAGAGGAAGAGAATCTAAGTGGGTTATCAAGAATAAAGTTTTCTCTTTGAATATGTAACGTATTAAGGAAGTAACTATTTCTATGTTATCTGAACTTAGTGATTCGAATACCTCATCGAGAAATGCTAAGTTAATACCCTTAGAAGCAGTAAGAGCTTCATTCATTGCAAATGCCATTGCAACATTACATAATTGTTTTTCTCCACCGCTAAGTTCATCATAATCAATTATTTGCCCATCCCTTTCAATAAAAGTAACAAATTCTTTTCTAGCAGTGCCCAAATCAATATTAAATTCAATCCTAAATCCCAATACCTCTGAATACTTATCAAGGCATTTATTTAAGAACTCAAGGGATGAATCAAATAGATAAGCCTTAATCCCATTATTACCCAATGGGTCATTAATTAACCAGTTATAATTCTCTAACTCTAACTCTTTATTGTGAAAGTCTTCATCAACCTTCCGTAAATTCTTCCTAATCTCCTTAAGTTTTTGTTTATACTTTGGAGACATGACCTTAAGCTTTTCTTGCTTGAGCTTAGCCAGGTCTTCGTCAATAGAAGCAATATCAGAAGCAATATCATCACAGTCTGATTTTAATTTCTTATACCTATCATTTACACTACTAAGTTCTTCCAACCTTTCTAATGCCTCCTGATACTCCTTATCGTATTTATCAAGGTCAGAGAACGCTTTATATATTGATTTGGCATCACGTAATGCACGTTTGTAGTGACCGGCTTCTAACTGTATTACCAATTCTTTGATTACTTTCTTAAGGGGTACATTTGATAAATTCTTGGCATCTTTTATCTTACCCCTCAAATCAAGGATTAGTTCATTTTGTTTTTTAATCTTTATCTGAAGCGAAGCATCTACTTCATCCTTGATTTGTTTTTGTTTTTCAATTAGTAGCTTAGTTAGCTTTTCCCTATCTTGCTTTAACTCTCTTCTTTCTTCTTTGATTTTTTGCTTGAAGGATTTTTCTCTATCTCTCATATCGAAGTAAGCTTCCTTGTTAGCCTCTAATTCTTTCTTAAGCATTTGAGACTCATGCTCTACCTCGTTTATTTGAGATATCAAGTTATTTTTATCTTGTAATGCAATGCCTTTAGCAAGGTTTAAGAACTCTAAGTCAAATACTTCTTCGAATATCTTTTTCTTATCAGAATTAGATTCTTGTATGAGTCTTTTTATACCCTGACCAAACATGATTGAGTTCATAAACAGAGTATATGATAAACCTATCTCTCGGTTTATAAAATCTTGTATCTTCCCCTTCCCTTTGATATCAACTATATCCCCATCTTTCATGAAGATAAGTCTGTCTTTACCTTTAGCACCATCCTCAAGTACTTCATCATACTTTTGACATCTAACTATCTTATATGTATGAGAATCTTTCTGAAAATATACTTGTACCTTAGTACCCTTGTAATCTTTAGGCCTTACTTGCTTCCAAGTATTTACCTCAGAAACACCCTTTAGGTTTTTCCCATATATTGCCCATACCAAGGCAGAGAGAATAGTTGAATTATGGGTAACTATAAAATCTCTGGTAATATATAGGCCTTCTGAAGAATCTACTTTAATGCACCTACATACCTTTTTCCCTATATATTCAATATTTCTTATGGTATTTACCATTCTATTTCTCCTGGTAAACTCACCATAGGATTTAGTTTTATATTTCCTTAGAAAAGGGTTAAAGGTTAGTCGTATTGAACACACATATGAAGTAGTATACCTACCATACTTAAACCGGGTACTTTCATTTTTAGTAGATAGGCCTCCAAGGGATCTTACCAAATAGCTAATACCATCTCTTAAGTGCTCACTCTTAGATGAATACGTAGAAACCTTTGAGATTTTCTTTTTGGAACCAACACATCCATCAGTATCTAATAAACCAGCTAATAATAATCTACGATTCTCGATTGATGATTTCAAATATAACTCTGGTATAAACTTATCTTTAGACTTACAACCAATTAATCCTAAATCCTTAAGTTCTTTACCTAAACCATGAATCCTAAAGTGTTTAGCCCCTCTTACCTCTGTACCTTCATGAACCAGGTTTGGGTCTGGCAAATATGACCTTAATCTATCAACTATCTCTGGCCAATCCTCTCTATTGGTAGATACTCTAACTGTAGGCCTATTACCGGAAATACAACCATCGCCTAATATAAACCCTAATACGTAGGGGTGTATTGGTAATTTAGTATAATTACCATCAATTGGTACGGTTAATGGAGTTGAGTATCTATACTTGAAAGTACCAGGAGCAGTTTTATTCTCAACCTTATAACCCTTTAGTAAAGTCTCGGTATCTAAGGTTCTTAGTCTGTCTTTAGCTTTACCCGATTTGAATACTGACCATAAATGGTCTCCAGCACATTCAGTACATGAGCCATCAGAAAAGGTTATTTTGTAAGTATCTAATAGACCTCTATCATAAATACCCAATAGCTTGATAGGTTTACCTGTAACTGGGTTAATTACTTTATCATTAAGAGTTAATTCCCCCATCTTTTTCCAACCATTAGCGGTTAAAACGGGTTCTTCTAAAGGTTGTGCTTTACCTTTTCCATTTGGTGCCTTGATAAGTATGGTACAAGTTGGGTTTAATTGTAGGTGTAAGGATTCTATTGAACAAAATCCTTCTGCCTCTAAGTTTAAGAACGTTAACATGACTCAGCCTTTTTAAGTGTTTCAATTAATAGATTAGTTTTAACCTCATCTTTAATACCTTTCTCTCTTAGGTATCTCTTTGCTAGAGACTTCTTAGAAAGTTGCTTAGTAATCTTATGTTTGTTATTAACTGGAGTACTAGCTTTTTGAGGGATTACCGTATAATAATTGCCATCATCATTAATATCCTCTTCCCTTTCTACATCGATGAACTTTGGGAAATTTTTCAAAGGTACAAACTTCAGAGACAAATCTTCATAGATTTTCCAATACCCCAATTCACATTCCCTATCGGTTCTCCTCTGATGGTTAGGGGCTCCAATCATATAAACCTTCTTTGATAGTCTTTGTGGTTTGTGTATATGCCCACATAATACTAAATCGAACTTATTGAGAACATTCACATTTAAGTTTTCTACGGAATCTATCTCTCTACCATCGGTATCCTTTGCACCAGGATAATCAGTGTGTAGTAAAAGAATATTCTTTTTACTTCTATCTAATTCTAATTTCTTTAAGTATTCACTTAGACCCACATTATTATCAATATAAGGAACCCCATACACCATAATATTTTTATATGTAGGGGATAATTGAGTTTTTTCATAATCTAATATCATGATACCATACTTCTCTACTTGATAAAGCCAGCTGAACGGTTTAGTACCAACCTTACTTATTTTCTTAATATCATGATTTCCAGATATGGCATATATCCAAAATCCTTCGATTAGTTCATTATAACATATCTCTGCTAATTCTTGGTCCATTGTTTCGGCCTTATGAAATAAGTCTCCACAAAATAATGCAGGACAGTTAAACCTTCTACATAATTTCCGTATAATCGACAAAACCCTGAAACTATTCAGGGTCCTGTGATTGTTCTCATTAAACTTAGCCCATAGATTTATATGTAAATCTGAAAAGGCTATTGCTATTACTTCTTTCCCCATATCCTATCTAAATAGTAATTGATTTGTTCCGTTCTCATACCTAAATCGAGCTCAGATATACAAATAGTGGGTATTTCCCAATTTGCAAGCAATTCCCCCATAAGAGATGATATCTGAACTTGGAAGAATCTGTTAAGTATTCTCTTACCATTATCTTCCATTGACCAATGCTTATAAGTATCTAGATTTAATGGTAAGAAGATTGCTACATCACATTGATCTTCCATTAAAGTCTTACATTGACAGAAAAAATGTTCCATTTCACATTCTGGTAAAGTTCTTGATTGCTTATACCAAAAATAAGCAGCCAAATCTGCATAACTCCTATCAGTTACGAAGTATTCTCTATCCTTGAATAACCTATTCCTTTTGTTCAGAAGTTGAAAATCTGCTTTATACATTGCCTCCGAACCGAGGGATAATATTTCATTATGTGATACCCCTTCAGTAGCAGGTAATAAATCTGACATACTACCAGAAATAAAAGGTAGATCTTCTCTCTTAGCTACATACTTAGCTAAAGTAGTTTTCCCTATACCAGAGGGACCCACAAACATAATTCTCTTACTCATGATGTAATGCTTTAAATGGTTTTATAAATTCATTTGTCAAAAATGATGCTAAAGAGTATTCGATACAAAGTTCTTTGAATTTCTCATACTTAAACTTCTTCTTTGACTTAATTGGTAACTTATCCAATGGATTATGTCTTACAAACCAGAAAAGGTCGATTAACTGTTCATTCCTTTTCCATATTTGAAGATATTCTTTGTTCTTACTCTGGGCAATAAACTTCTCAATTCTACCCTCATCAAGGATTTTCCTTGCTTTTACTGGGCCTATACCCGGGAACCCTGGTATATCATCGGAAGTATCTCCAACCATTGCAAGGTACTCTACCGTTTCATGAGAATGATAACCGAATAATTCTTTGCAATTATCCATCCTTATCATCTCATCTTTTCTCGGATTATATATCCTTAGGTTATTTGATAGCAACTGGTTAAAGTCTTTATCCGATGATATAAGTATCATTTTCTCGGATTGGAATTTTTTAATTGCAAGGTATGATAAGAAGTCATCTCCTTCATATACTGTAGATTTCTTTTTATCAAAGATATAATTAATTCTTAGCATACCCAGCATTTTCATTATGATTGACTTTTGCTTTTGCAATGATTCATAATCTACGGATATGTTTTTCCTATGACCCTTGTAATTTGGTAATAACTTCATCCTTACTGGAGAATGCCCATTATCGAAAGATACATAAACCTCATCTGGTTCAAACCTTGTAAGATACATGTGTAGTGATTTGAAGAATCCGAAAATTGCTCCACTTGGTTTACCATCCGTAGATTTAAGTTTTTCAAATTTGTGAAAACTTTGGTGTAAAATATTTTCGCCGTCAACTAATAATATTAATTTTTTATTTTTCATATTTATTTTTATATTTAATATAATAATCTGATATTAGTTGATGTCCCAGCCCGGTTATCTCTGATACCTCTTTTCTAGTAAACCCCATACCTATCAACTTAGGTATATATGACCTTTGAATCTCTGTACCTTTGATACATTTATCTTTTAATTTGTTTACCATCCTCCCATCCCTAGAAGCTTGAGACATATTGTCTTTTTGTGTACCCCAATAAAGGTTCTTAACTGAATTATTAGTAGGTACATTATCTTTATGGCAAACATAGGGTAAATTTTCGGGATTAGGTATATAAACTAAAGCCACTAATCTGTGTAATAACCATTTTGTAGTACCTATACCTGGTTGAGATAATCCTACTATATACCTCCCATTCTTATTTAGATGAGGTTGTTTTAAGTGATATCGTTTACTTAATATACCCTTACCATTAACATCCCACCTTGAATATATTTTACCTCTCTTAGAGATGTGGTATCCTGGATATCCTGGGATATTATCATGAAGTATTTTATTCTGATACTTACCTTCTCCATGAGTATAGATTGGAGAAGTCCAAGACAGACTACCTATCTTATTCTTGGACCTTGTAAATTGTGTTTTCTTGCTCATCGTCCAAAATCTAATTCATAAAGTGAAACTTCTTGAATCTTTTCCTCTCCAAGATATACATCTAAATAATTCTCTGGCGAGCTATAAGCATCTAGATACCTAACCCTAGATTCCATTCTCAAATTTTTCTTAAGGTACTCTTTAATTACTTTCTCTATACCTTCTACCTCTTTCTTATTCATCGTCTTCCTCCTCCTCTTCTGAATCTGAATAGTTTTCATATTCTACACCATCGACTGGGAATAGATTTGTTTCTATCTTCTCCAGTTGCTTTTTAGTAGTACCTATGGTATTTACTCCGGCTTTCCGTAAAAGTTTTCTACGAAGTTCATCGTCTTCTTCCAAAAGCTTTTGGAATTTCTCTTCCCCTCTTGCAAGAGTTTTACCTTTCAATTTATACCCACCAGTAGTTTTTTCGATTACATCGGTATCTACCAATACATCTTCTAAAGCATAGCATCTGTCAAACCCGACTTCGTGGAATTTAGGATTGAAATATACAGGGCATTTGCTGATTGTAGGTCGAGGAGGAGCAACTTTATTTTTAATAAGTCTGATAGTGACAAGTTTCCCAGCTTTCCTTTCTTTCCCATTTTGTTTAATGGTAACAGACCTTCCTGAATAGAAAGCAGCTCTGATTGAAGCGTAGAACTTAAGTGCTGCACCTCCTGTAGTTGTTGTGTTATCTTTTCCAAATCCGACATTCAAAGCAGTTCTTAATTGGTTAATATATATCTGAGATACTCCCAGTTTGTAGAATAATTCACTTCTGATACGGAAGTATTTATAAAGAGCCTTTGCTCTACCTCCCATTTCGGCTTTACCATCAACCATCTTAGCATCTATATTATCAGTACAGTCAGTAGCTGCAATGGAATCGATTACTAAGAGTATCGGTTCATTGTGAGTTAATTGAGAACGTAAATATATTGCTAAGTCTGCCACTACGTCTGCAATATATTCAATACGGGTATCATTAACAATGGTTACTCTTGCGGGGTCTACCCCATTTATTTCAGCCCAAGAATTCATCCAGGATTGTTCAGCATCTACCCATATCACATGACCTCCAAGTTGTTGAGTAGCATAAGCAAAGTTATAAGCCACCAAAGATTTACCAGAGGATTCTTCTCCAGCAATCTCTACGATTTTACCATAAGGAATACCCTTACCAAATAAGTAGTTCAGAGCAAAGAAAGTAGATGGTATATATAAATCAGTATCAGTAACTTCTGAAGCTAATTTAATCATACTTCCATATTTCTTTGCCATCTCATTTGCTGTTGGTACTTTTAAACCAACCTTAGATTTCTTTGCCATAATGTAATGTCTTTAAACTAAAGAAGGTGATAACAGAACGAATCTAATTACCACCTTCGAATGAAACCATATTACTAACCCTTAAATATCCGATTTGTATTTTCTTTTCTTTTTCTTAGGTTCATCATCTTCCATGTAATGGTCTTTGTGAACTCCCTTTTTCTTTTTCTTCTTTGGATTATCTTCCTCATCATCCCCATGGTCTTCATTTAGATACTGTGAAAGTAAATCTTCCAACTCATCATAGGATTTGATTTGAGAACGAACTATCCCCTCAAGGTCAATTGTACCTTGATATTTCTTGTCCAACTTAGTTGGTTTGCAAGCACGAGCAGAATAAGTGGTGTCTAGTTTACCAGACCCTGAACGTATTATCTTAATATCATAACCGGTTTTTGGGTCGGTCATATCACCTGCCTCATCTTCATCAAGGTATAGGTCAATGATATCCTGGTATACTGAGCGAGGAACTAAAACTCCCTTATCTTTGCCTTCGTAATCTACCTTACTACCCTTTTCATCTGAATAGATTATACCACCAATAACATATCTTCTTCTTGGTACCAGATTCTTGGCAAGTTCCTTGTCGTCTTCATCCTTAGAGTTTTTCAATTCTTGATACTTCTCCATAAATGGGCAAGGTTCATCAAAAGTAGCCGGAGATATAACTCCTCCCAAATTGCCTCCCAGGTAGAATTGAATAATTTCGATACCCAATTCTTGGTCATCACCAGGAGACTTAATTCTCATTCTCAGAGTTCCTTCTTTTGGATATACTAACCCACTACCATTTCCCTTAGATTCTAGCTGTTTCTTTCTAGCTAGCATCTTTTCTTTTGTAGAAAGTCCTTCTGATGAAACTTTCTTTTTCTTCTTGTCTTTTATCATAATGATTAGTTTTAATTATTCGGTTCTGAGTAAACTACTTCGTTCATACTCAATACGGTAAGAACGTTTTTCTCTAAAAGTTGTTTGAGAGCAGGAGATAGTTTGTCCGTTTCGAATTCAAGTTCTTTACCTGCATACAAACCATAGGTAACTATTCTACCTACAGCAACCAATTCTCGGTAGGTTTTGTATTCTTCAGTAATTTCTCCACTCTTTACTACAACCCCTTTACGAGGAACTCCCTCTTTTACTTGTTCAGGGATAATCAAACCAGATTTAGTTTGGTTTACCTCCTTGGGAGATAAAATAAGTACCCGGTTTTCTGTTGGGCATCCAGGTAATTCTTGATTAAATTTCTCAGCCACAAGAGGTGAGATAAATGTCATTGAATAATTCATATTCTAATACTGTTTTTAAAAGTTAGTAATTATTTATAGTTCAATGGGTTAACCCTTTCTTAGATTCGCATTAATAGTTCTTAATATATTCTCCCGACTCTCATAAGCTTTACATATAGCTATGAACTTATTTGCTTTTTCTACAGCTTTTAAGTATCTCTCATAAATGGAAGAATACTTCTTGTTAAGATTTGCCTTATGAGAAACATATTCGTTATTCCACCTTTCATTGGCATCCTTATAATATACCCAAGCATTGGAATAGGCTTCATCCTTTTCCCTTGCTAGTAAATCTCTTTCCTTTATATACTTATCTCTAAGAGAACAAAGAATATAATAACTAGAAGGAGATTCTCGTAGCTGAGAATTAATGATATTCTCATTGATAGACAATTCTTTTTGAATATCGATTTCTAGGGTCCTACCCTCAAATTTAACCTTTAGTTTTTTTAGCTCCGTCTTCATAAACTTCTAATAGGTTTTTAAAGTCTTCCTTACTAAATTCGCCTTTACTTATAGCATTAGATACTTGAGCAAAAGCCATTTGATAAGCTAAACTCATACCAGGCAATCTAAGAAGAGATTTATAGGGACTAATCTTATCTACTAAAGCTCTTAATCGTAAGTCGCATAAGTTATCAGTTCCCCCTCTATCTAATAATACTAAGAAAGCTGCCCAATAAATATGAGTAGCATCTTCATAAGCAAGTTTCCCATCCTCATCAGTGGCCATTACTTTAAAAGCCATATCCTCTAATGTAGTAAGGTTAGTCTGTAATTGATGTAATTGGGTCTTTACTCTATTGAATAACATCTTTTCTTGTCCACTTACCTTTAAATTCGTAGCATCTAGGTATTTAAACAGATTCTCAATAGAATAACCCAAACATCCTGCAATCATATAGGTAAGGGCAGTTAATTTACTCGCATTTTGATATTCCTCATTTGTTGCCATGGTTTCATAAATTTATTTTATTTATGTGGACATAGTATCCTCTTTCTTCACTTCTGTAGGTGATTTTGGATTTTCTTTATGATTTATCTTAAATTTACAGCTTGGGCATTCTACTACTCGTATAATCTCATAATCCGTAGGAGATTCTAAAAATTCACTACGTATTTCACAAGCATCGTATTCAAATTCGCAATCACATACTGGGCATTTAGCTCGCCATATCGTGGGTCCGTTCAAAATCTTTTTCATTTTCTTAGTTTTATGTTATTATACCGTAATATTTTATACAATACACCAACTGAGATACCAAATTCTTCTAGTATATCCTTTCTTGGTATACCTTCTATGTACCTAGAAATTAATAATTCTACATTTACCTTACGTTCTCGTTCTTTGCCAACAAAATAGAACCTTTTATCTTCTATACATTGACCCATGTTCATCTTAGCAGTTCCCCAATATAGATTACTTACTCTATTATTTTCAGGGTCATTATCTTTATGGCATACTTGAGGATAATGGTTTGGGTTAGGTATATAAGTGGAAGCCACTAACCTATGTCTATAGAAATTCTTCCGTTTACCATCATCTCCTACTAAAGAGTTAGATAAATAACCATTATCTTTCATAGCAGGTTTTACCAATCTCCAATTACCAGTAAATTTCGAATATAACTTCCCAGTACGGGATATGTAATAATTACTAAATCCTGGTATATTACCCTTTTCTCGATTCTTCATATTCTCGTTGATATTTATGGATTTCCTTTTTATATAGTTCCATAAATACCTCGGGGGAAGCTGCACTAAAATTACCAATCTTATGGGTTTTAAACTTATGATATTCTTCCATGTACTCTTCTACTGAAAAGTCTGGTTTTAACATTCTAGTATAATCATAGCCTGGCATAAACGGTAATTCTTCTGCCATAGACCTACCTATTGTAAAATCCATTGATAGAGTTACATCATCTACTTGAAAACCAAAATATTTCTTTGTACTGGGGTTACGTAGAATATTCCAGATAGTATATACGGTCCAGGTGTTTATATCTTGTGGCTTAGAATACATATAAACAGCATCATGAACTGTACAGGCTTCTTTCATCATTGGCAATTTACCTTGTCTCATTAACCAGTATACAAGAATTGCTCCGAAATTTGTCATATTTGCTGCAGCACCTTGACAAGGGAAATTCAAACCCAATCGAATAGCATAAGCAACTTCTTGCTTATCATTAGAATATATCTGAGGTAATCTTCTCTTAGTTCCGAATAATTGAGTATAATATCCATTCTTACGTAAGAACTTCTCTTGCTTTTCTTTGAACTTAAGTATCTTCGGATGTTTCTTAAAGAACTCATCCATTTCCTTACGAGCTTCTTCTTTCGAAACTATAATACCAGCTTTTGGGTCAGATAATTTTACTGCTAGAAGAGCATCACCAATACCATAGATAAGTCCAAAAGCAATTTGCTTAGCTTGCTTTCTCCTTACCTTCCATAACTTATGGTCTGGGTGTGATTCATCCTCGTATATTTTAGAAGCTTCCTCAATAGGTACTCCATACTTTGCTGCTGCTATACCAAGGTGAGGATCTACTCCCTTGGCAAATGCTTCAAGATAAGTTTCATCACCAGATAAGTGAGCCATCATTCTTAACTCTGCTTGGGAGTAGTCGAATGCCATGTATAAATATCCGGGAGGAGCAACTAATTGTTTTTTGATATTGGGGTCTACCGACGTCTTTGGTATCTGCTGCATATTTGGGTCTGCCGAACTAAACCTATTAGAGTCAGTACCATGTATATTATATCTGCCATGTAATCGAGAATCATCTTGTACTTTCTCTGACCACCCTAAGATATAGGTTTTATACATTTTCTCTAACCCTCTAAGTTCTAATAACTTATCAAGGAATATTGCCTTTGGTGATTCTGGGTTTTCTACCTTGAGCCTAAGATTAGTTAAAGTTTCTTCATCAGTACTGGGTCTATCGGTTTCTCTACCAGTCTTACTATCAATAGTATATTTTATAATAGGAAATTTAAACCCATCTTTCGAATACATAAGTGCTGGTAAATCCGTAGTACTACCAAGGTTAATGGGTCTTATCAAATCCTGTTCCTTTTTAGTTGTGAATATACCTGCCTTGATATTAGATATCTTCTGTTCCCTTGATGCAATCTTTCGTTTATCTTTCGGGTCATTGTAATCTAATTCCTCAAGTTCAGCTTGGATAGTTTCTATATACTTATCAATCTTTGCTTGGTTAAATCTCTTCTCGAATTTCTTAACCCTTGGCAAGTCATATATTGCTTGTCTAGCAGCATCAATCTTTGGTTTATATTCTTCCAGAAGCTTTTTATTAAACTCTGTATCTACATATAAACCCTCTTTCTCTACCGAGGTAAGTACTCGAGAATTACACATAAATAAATTACGAAATACTGAATACATATTCAGGTCCATTAACTTCTTTTCGAAGAATAACATTAATCTCAAAGTATAGTCTGTATCTTGACAACCGTAATGGCAAAGAGGGTCTAATTCCTTTTTATCCCAAGGTATCTTATCGAAAGCATCTTGCTTTTCATAATTACCATATTCTGGCAAATACCTTCTTACCATTGATTTTAGGTCATGGGGTTTTTCCTCATTGAGTACATATTTTGCAAGCATGCCATCTAAGCAAGTACCTCGATAGAATATCTTATACTTCTGATTTATCTGGTCATCAAATTTCCAGTTCCAAGCAACCTTAACTACATCATAGTTTTCGATTACCTCTTCCCCAAACTTCCTTAACATCTTTTTCCAATTCCATCCCGGAGCAGTATATTCTTTAGTCTGAAAATGATCTAATGGTATAGAAGCACCAAATCCTGGCATCCAAGATACTGATAAGATTGTTGGTTTAAAAGATTTGTTGTATATGGGTTCTGCATTGGTTTCATAGTCACAGCAAGCATAACCCGTTGCTATACAACAAGCAATAAGTCGTTTGAGTTCTTTCTTGTTTCTTATTATCTTATATCTCGTCTCCATAATTATAAATAGAAAGAGGGACATACCTACCAGTAGCAGATACATCCCTCTTAATTAGTATTTATCTTGTAAGTCTTCCAGATTAGAGCTCAAAGCTAACCAATCCTTCTTATAAGCATGGAGAGAATCAATGGTATGATACAGATAACCAGGTTTAATTCCCACCTCTTGAGCAACATATTCCATAAGTTTCCATGCAAGGTATATATCATTACCAAAGTGAGTAATAAAATCCGAACTTCTTTGGTGATAGCAAATATGTAATACCTTCTCCCCCTTACCATTCTGACGAATAAGAAAATCATAATACATAGAGCAAGGAATACGTTGTCTACCACCATAGTATAAGGTATCATCATGCTCAAATATTGGTATAATTGCTTTTCTTGTATCTGGGTCTCTCTTTAAAAGACGAACTAAATCTTTTATTAATACTTCACCCATTCTCTCATTGTATGTGTAATCGAACATACCCTTTTCATCAAGGAATTGTTCCCATAAATCTTTTCTTAATTTCCAAGCTTCTCCTGGATTTATATCATTAGGGGATATTCTTTCTTGGAACTCTGCATCTGCCCATTCTCTTGAATGAGAGAATACGAATAACCATACCGGGTCTCCCAATGAAGTTAAGCAATATTGTTGGCAAATGAGTTCTTTAGTAATAAAATTCTCATTACCCTCAATGACTTTATTCTGATAGGTCTTTGGTTTTACAAGTTGACCATAACTGTTGAGTTCTCTACCCATTTCGGACATTAACTCAAAACTGTTAGAATATATCCTCATATTATATAAATATTTAACTGTATGACATTGTAGAATTAACCCAGGTCATATGCCAGTAGCGAAATACAAAATTATCAAAATCCTCTACCTCTTTCATTAACAAGGGTATATCTGGTTCTGCACCGTTCTTTTTAATCTCTAAAACTTGGTAATAAAATTTGTTTACTAATCCTATCCGCTTCTGATTTAAAAATTCCCTAGCTTCCATTGTTGTTCTTTTGTTTTAAAAGTTTCTTCTTATAGGCTTTACGTTGAGAGTAAGAAATTACATTCTCGGGATATTCAATATCTTCGTATTCAAGAAGTAATTCTTTTGCTTTCATTGATTTATATGTTTCTTCATATAAATCTGGTCTGAGCACTTTAAAACTTCTAAAGAATACCTTGAATGAAGAGAATTCCTTCTCTGTACCCTTTTGGAATTTCTTCCATATCTCTTTTATTCTCTTATTCCAAGCATTCTCTTCTGCCCCCTTAAGTACCTTCTTCAATGGCTTATGGGTATGATACATTAGAAGTGTCTCCACATTTCCGTACATTTGAGTCGCAAATAGGTTGATTTGTACTGACTGGTCCGGCCCATATACGTACTCTGACATTCGTTGAATTAATAGGAAATCGAATATTAACCTCTTGGTAATTTCCGAAGCCCGAACTACCATTGTAATAACTGGGATGTCCTCCCCGAATCGTTTTGAAAAAGTCGCAGCTATTAGACATTGTTTACCGTTATCATGATGATTGTTAAACATATAGGTTATATTGTAATTCTGATTATACTTATTTCTCAGTACTCTCAGTTTACTACGCAACAAGTCAAGCTTATTAAAGTCTATGTAGTTATTCAATAAGCTAGTCCACTTAGTTTCTTTATAATTGAAACATCTCCCATAATCAAATTCTGGGTCTACCCAGGCATTGCGTATCTTTATGAATACGTTATACACTACTGCTACCCCACTATTGGCAATAGCCCCCTTTGCAAATAAAGCAGGCTCTAATCTTAGGAATCCCTCATTGAGTTTTTCCCATGCCTCTTGTGAAGTAGCAAATTCTAACGAATGGAGGGACTCCTCCGGATTAAGTTGAAGTCCCTCTAATTTATGGTTCCATCCTGACATGCTAGTAATTAGTATTTTGTCTCCATAAATTGAGACGTTGTTTTTTAAAGAATAAACTAAATAATCCGCAAGGAGTAAACCCATTCATGGCTAAAAATCCCATATAGAGATAGAATGACTTTACCAAAGATTCCTGAAAATCTATTTCTTTGGTCATCACTTGAGTTTGTTTCCAGGGTCTACATTTAAGGAAGTTCCTTGCTTTATTAAGTTCATATATTACTTCCCATAAATATAGCTTCTCATTTTCATGAGATATCTCGCTCATTTCATGAAAACCTGGGGTATAAGAAACTATCTTATCATATTCTGCTCTATCTTCTCTTGCCCAATCAGTTGGACTTAGTATAGGGTATTTCCTTACACTTCGATGGTCTGGGTACTTGATGAGTAAGTCTTTGACTCCAATTGCCATTACCTCAAATAAACTCTTTGCATCTTGGTATTTTAATATATCTTCTGGCAATATATTAGAATACAAAAGCAAAGTAAAGAAGAATCCCAAGGCATCTGCTTGTTCTTCATTTGCATTTGCTAGATGATTTAATACCTGAGTATATTCCTCTGAGGTTAAACAATCATTATTCCATCCATAATCACGATATATAGATACTACTTCATCGGTAGATTCGAATCCTTCAGTTAACTCTTCAATAACTCTACCAATAAAATCCTTTAGAATAACTTGGCTCTTTGGATTATTTATATCTAATGGGTAATCTGGTAGCTTTTCTATGGATTTATACCCAGAGAATTGCTCTATCCCAAGATCATACATTTCTTGTAGTACCCGTGCCTCAGTTTCTTCTACCTGAGGCACTTGTTCATTTATATTCCTGATGTCCATGATTATTTACTTCCTGATGAACCAAAACCATTCCCTCCTCTACTTCCCCACATCTGGGATTCAGTATAAAATTCCTCTTGTTGAATCTCTTCTGGTTCAGTAATACAGATAGGTACATGAATAAATTGTACCAGCTTCTGGCCAGCTTCAATAACCTGGGCTTCTTGAGAAGTGTTGTATACTCCAATGTGTATCTCTCCAACATAGGGAGAATCCACTATCTCGGCAGTAAAGATTAACCCTTTCTTAGTAGCTATACCAGATTTGTTTGCTGCCATTAACATAGATGCAGGAGGTTCTAGCAAACCTTTGATACCCGATGGGATAAGTATACGATGACCTGGTTTTAAAGCTATATGCCTTACGAAATGTTCACTAAAGGGTATATCCAAATCATATCCTCCTGAATCAAATTCATTCTTAGAGTGGATATCCTCTGAAGTCAAGTTGGTTGGTACATAGAAATCTAACCCAGCATCATTTGGGTTTGCTCTGTTGGGAGATACTACCTCCCTTACTTTGATAAATCTAAATCTGTTCATAATATATTACATTTACGTAAAAGTTGTCCAAAGGTTAATTTCTCGGGTCTAGAAACATGTACTCCCAATGAATTACACATCCTGATTACATCGGTAGAACCCTCCATACATAAATTAGCAAGTACATCTTCTTGCTTTACAAAATAGTTTGGGTTGTTAAGGTATACCTTGAACATAGCCCATATCATCTCTATTGGTTTCATTATTTAGTACACTCTTTATAAAGTTCTCTAATACGTTTTCTGGGTACTTCGAATTTCTCAACAGTTTTGGTAATAACTTCTTTTTTGTCTTTCCCTTTCCGAATCAAGCCTCGGATGTATTTCTTGATACCAACCGTATCTTCTAGTATATCTAAATCCTTGTATTGATTCTTCTGTTCAAGTTCTTTCCTGGTGATGTTCAAGTTCTGTGACATCTTGAATGCACATAATTCTGAGTCTCCGCATAGCTTACATTCTTTAGTAGATAAATCATATCCAATACCAAAGCAAGGGTCTCCATTAGTTCCCAGAGTACTAACATCTATGGGAGTAAGGATATCTTGCTTCGATAAGTCAGGAAGTTGTTTCTTTTTCTTAGCCATTATATATCTTTTTTTTACGTTTATAAAATGTATATTTCACTGTTATCTTCTATGGGAACATAGGAATAACCGATGTTATTTATAAATAGTTCCCTGAGTTTATATAATTCTTGGTATGAATTTCTATCAGGGCTCTCTTGACATACTTTGACTACCATACCATTACTCCAGTACAAACAAAAGAAATGAGTAAAACATTCGGGGGTATTTTGAGAAGTTTCCAAGTTTGATATCCATATCAAATCTCTACAGTTGAATACATGTTTAGGATTATGTACCTCTCCCACAACAAGAGACTTAAACGACTTAAACCATTCTTTAATCTTCTTCATCATAAGTGTAATTAAGGTGTTTACAATGGGGACAGACCCATTCTTTTAAATGCCATCCCTTGATTTCTAAATCCTCTTTATGAAAACGTTTCTTACATGAATGGCATTGATAGCCATCCTTAGAAAGTATGAAGTCTAAAGCGAGTATTATTATCATAATAACAACCGCTGTAATTAAAATATATTTCTCCATCACTGAAAGCCTTTGATTTTCTTTTTAGTGTTATTGGGTTTTCCTTAAGAGTACCCAGCAATAAATACCTGATGCAGAGATTTGGATTATCCTCCAACCATCTGATAATAGAGTAGTTAGTTTAGTATCATCCTCATCTCTGATACATATTAGTTTATCATTATTCATAATGCCTATATGCTTATTAATTGTAATCTTCTTTTCCTCCTACGGAGAAAAAGTAAATACTCATAGTACTTCTAGTTAACTCTTAATAAGGCTATGGTTAGGATGTTTCTTCCATAGCTTATCTAACAGTATTACTTTCAATTCTTGTCTCTGATAATATTGCTTCCGATGTTTACCGTGCCTATCTAAATAATTCCCAGGATAATGAAGGTCATCAAGGTATACCTTATTTTTAGATTCATCGGTTCTTACCAAACGACCAAGGAATTGAATGGATTTTTCTTGTGAATCCATACTTGCGGTATTGAGTAAGTACTTAAGCTTAGGAAAGTTTTTACCTCGAGCAATGATTGTAGTTGATACCAGGATATCTATTTTGCCTTCCCTAAAATCCCTCATTATTTGTTGTCTTAACTTAGAGGGAGTATTAACATGCACGTAGGCAATATTATAGGCATCGCCCAGTTTCTTTTTAAAGAACTTATATAGATTTTCACAATGTGCAATATGCTTGCATACTACAAGAGCAGGATATCTACCTTGATTAATATTCCATCGTAATCGATTATAAGCCATGGTCCACGCGGTATTATTTTCGGTAATAGAATCATCATATATCTCCTTATAGGATATACAATCAGATTCCCAATTACCATACCAAGGTTTACCGGGTACCATCTTTACGATAGTTTTAGTTGAGTAACCCTTCTTGATGGAATCCTTAAGTTTAAACTCAGCAATCACTTTACCAAAGAAACATTCTAGGTTCATGTTCTTGACCTTATCCTTAGCAAGTTTACTCATATAAATGGTACCAGATAACCCTATACGAATTCTGGTATTAAACAGTCGGGTGATTACATTCTGATATTGCTTACTACCTCCCTGGTCAGCCTCATCCACAAGTACCATATCTATTTGAGATAATTCCTTTTGATAGAACCTCATATTCCTTGAGATGGATTGAACCATACCTATAGTAAAGTTACTCCAGTTTAAAACCTTGCCTTGAACAAAAGTGATATCTTCTCCCGGAAGATATTGCTTAAATTCTTCTCTAGCTTGATTTAACCAATCTGAGTCATTAGTTATTAGCAAAGTCTTTAACTGCTTCTTATAGGATAAATATAAAGACGACATGATAAGTGTTTTACCTGCATTAACAGTGTAATCTAATACGCCAATATGAAAAGGTGTATTCCCTATCTTATTATTGATAACTGCCTTAACAGCTTTCTCTTGCTCTGGTCTTAATTTATATTTGCCTATATTCGTAACTACTTTACTGACTTTAGGTAAAGGTTGTCTCATATCTACAACTTTAGGTTTAATCCCCATCTCAATACACATATCGTATACTTTGGGAAGTAAACCTATTTTAAATTGCCCAGTCTTGGTGATGTAATGAATCTTACCGTCCCAATTCTGCATACCTCTTTGCCTTGTACGTAAGTAGAAAGCATTCGGATGTCGAATGGCAAACTCATTATAAAGTTTCTGTGCGAACTTAAGAGGTAAGTCAAGTTCGCACATATTCCCATTCTGAATAATTATCTTACTCATTTGATAATTACCGTTACACCCTTAGTGGCTTTATCCATGCCCATTGCTTCCTTAAGAAGTTTGATATGATGTTCCTCATCGGCAATCAATTTCTCAAGGAAATAATTCACGTCATTATAATCAGAACGTTCCTCGTATTGAGCAATTGCTCTTTGGATTTTCTTGTAGTGACCAATAGTTTCTATCTCAGAATTCAAAGCAATCTTTAAAGCTTGTTCCCAAGTAGAACCAATCTCAATTGTAGGATTAATATTCATGGTAGAGTAATCCTCGTATGGGTCTGCCCTTTGTAAGAAATCAGATATCTTGTCAAGATGCCTCATCTCTACCAAACCAATACCCAACATCAATTCTGATACCTCCTCGAATCTAGAAGACTGTTGGGTATACATAATAATTGCACTTAGTTCTGAGAACTTGGCATTCTTCCAAATCACATAGAACATATTAATTATCTCATCAGGCCAAGGGTCGATATCCTTAAAATCGGGATAAGTTACCGATTGGTCTGAATACTTGAGGACATCAATAAAAGCATTAGCTGCATCCTCCACTCTGTTTCCGAAAAATTGTAAACCTTTCATATTACTTTTTTAATTATTAATTTTTTCCCAGAGAGAACCTTCAACTTCGGGTTCCTCTTCCAGGGATTTTTTGTTCTTATACTTATATAAATACTTATTGTATCTTTCAATTGCTTTATCCGTATACATCTGTGCAATATCTGGTAATCCATTACACCATGCAAGAGATTCAAACTGAGCATCAATGAATGTCTTATAATCCCAACCCTCTTCTTTTAGGAATTCTCCTACCTTTGCAAAGTGTACATACTTCTCTGGTTGATTTTCATAAGATTCATATATACCAGTTGCCTTAGCAATCTTACCTATAAAGTAATCATGTATCTCTTTGGTAAGTTTTAAATCTGAATTTTGTAACTCTATCTCAGCATCTACTTGATTAGTGATGTTTTCTTGCATAGATAATAACCTTTGCATAACATTACGATAATCAGTCATCCTTTTTAATCCAGTCTCTATATACTTGATAAAACCTTCACGAGTATCAAATTTAAAATCTTCACAGAAGGTATTACATATCTCTGCAAGCTTTTTACAATTTGCCCATTCTCGAGAATTACTTTCATTTATTTTCCGAACTCCTCTATGCTTTAACTTTATACGAGTTGCATATAAAATATCAGCAACAAGGGCAGCATCCCCCTTAGATGCTAGTAATATGTTATTAACTCGCTTAGTATTCTTATTGTTAGAAACTAAGACTGCTCTATGATTTATTGCCTCCTTTCGAGCAATAACAAAAAAAGCCTCAACTGGGAAATTGTCTACCTCTAAGGTATTTAATATTTCCTCAAATTGAGACTTAGTTATATGGATAGATGGTTCACGCATAAATATATTATTTTATAATATAATAGGAACTCCCTATTTCAATGAGTTTCTGATTGATATCAATTCTTGATAACTTTGATACCGAGTAGCATATACTAGCTTAAGTGTTTGTTTCTTCCCCAAATCATTTACATCAAAACCCTCTGGAAGAAATACTACCTTGACTTTTTTATAAGCTACTAATTTAAGTGCGAGATTAACAGCATAAGACCTGGCATCGGGGTCTAAAAGGATAATATATCTTTGGCATTGGGATTTAAGTAGTTCATTGACTTGGTACTGACTAATAGCTTTGCCCATTGTGGCAATTCCTCTATCGCCCATTGTGAGAGCATTAAGTGCTCCCTCGCAAATGAATACCGACCGGTACATTTCCAATGCGTCATGATTAAAGATGATAAACTGTTTTCCCAAACCGGTGATGTCTTTGTCTGGGTTATTATACCTGGGTCCTTTTCCGATAACATTTCGAGCATTGTAATACCTAAGTTGTCCTCGATAATAAAACGGGATGATAAGGTACCCATATGTCGTACCCATTGTTCCATATCCGATACCACATCTTGAAAACTTCTCGATATTAAAGCCGCGTTTCTTGATATATCCTCGAATGCTTTTTGCAAGTTGGCTGTCTCCGAGCGAAATATTTCTAAATCCTTCAGGGAGATATACTGGCTTACTTTCGGCAAGCTCGATTTTCTCTTCCTTAAACTGTAGTTCATCAAATTGTCCATTGTTCAAAAAATTAATTAGTTCATGGTACTCAGTAAATCCTTCTATGTCCATTATTAGTTGAGCAGGAGAAGGATGGGCATTACATCTAAAACAATTGGTTCTATACATAGAAAGGTTAACTCCCAACTTATGTTCTCTCCCACAATAGGGGCAAGTGGGAATGCGTAACCATCCGTGCTTATAATCGAATGCTCCCAATCGTTTAATAAAGTATGTCCTTAGTCTAGATTTAAACTGGTTTGTTATTTTCATATCTTTTCTTCCCGCATATATTACAGTAATACTCTACATGACGTTTCTCATAATACTGGGCTTTCCTTCTCCCGCCTTTCTTAGAAAAAATTGCCCTACGAGGTCTCTGTTTAAACTCAGTCCAATGAACTGCTATCCATTCATGATAACCCAACTTACATCTAAATATGGATAAGTAATCTTTTAGTTTCTTCATGGCTTTTTATACTTTTCTATGGCTACTCTACTTAAGTGTAAAGCTATCCTAATATCTTTCCAAGAGTAACCTAAGTCTCTAAGATATTTAACGCATATTTTAACCATACTTTTATGAAGACCAGTTCTTAACTTATATCTTGTAATATCTCCAATTTCGTATCTACCCTCCCTATCCCGAATATTATCCTCTACTGAACCCCAATAGAGATTATCTACATTATTGTTTAATGGATTGTTATCCTTATGACATACACAAGGTAAGTTGTCCGGGTTAGGTATATAAACCATAGCAACTAATCTATTAAGTCTTCTCTCATATTTAATACCATCCTTGTATAATCCAATCCTATAATAACCATTACCATTTAATCTAGGTTTAAGTTTAAAAGCCTCTGGCCTTTTACCACTCTTACACTTCATAGAATATACATCACCATTCTTAGTTACATGGTAACCTGGGAATCCTGGTATATTATCTTTAAACTTACTCATACTTATATATCTCCACTATTATTAGCCCTTTTCTTAGAATCCTCATCCGAGTTAGTATTCTTTTTAAATTGTTCATCCAACTTACTACCATACACTCCATCATATTGTTTACGTTGTTCCCTTGTAAATTCCGTACATCTTTGCCTTTCGACATCGCATTTGAATAATGCTCTACCGGAAGGAAGACCATCCCTTTGTACTACTATCTCAGCTCGAAGAATATTATCTTTTTCTTCTTGCTCAGTAGAGTTAAGACCCATGATAACCTGGGCATTACGAACAATGGCAATTGAACCAGAGATATCATTCTCATCGTATCTAGTAAGCCTATGCTTTTTACCTTCACGAGTAATGTGATGGGCAGTCCATATAATATCTAGATGTAATTCTTCTGCCAAGTTCTGAAGGTCTACATATACATTAGATATTCTTTCGAAATCTTCCCTATCCCCCGCTATTGATGCAAGCTTACCAGCGTAGTCAACCATAAGAACTTTAATATCAATCCCTTGATTACGAAGCTGAATTATCTTCTCTCTTATATAGGTGGTATTAGTAATCATTGCTGGTACACGCTCAACCACTAATTCAACTCCAAACCTTGCAAGTTTCCTTAAATGCTTTGCCTCAAGTTTATCATATTCACCCGAGTATAATTCCTTCTTGGTTTTATTAATACTGGATTGAATAAAACGGTCCATGATTTGTTCTTGGCCATTTTCTGTATCAATATATAATACTGACTTCTTCATTCTGAGATAACCTCTTGCAAGGTTTACCATAAAGAAGGTTTTCTTTGCCTTGGGTTTATCTAGTATCACATTTACAGAATGTTCTGGATAACCTCCTGCATTAGTTAGTTCATTCAACTGCCTAAATGGGCAAGGTATAACTGAAGGTTCTGATTGTCTTCTAAACTGTCTCTCGGTAATATCTCGAATCATATATAAGGGTTCATCCTCTTTCTTAGGTTTACTTTTCTGAAGTACCTTTTCAATCTTCCTTGAATATTCTTCGTATTGTTCGAAGTTATCCAAATCGAAAGAATCATTTAAGTTCTTCATCTCAACATAAGTAGAGAACTGATATATCTTTTCTTTTATATAATCAGAATCCGATAGGGGTATATGATAGAGATTACTTATTAGTTTATTGATATTGGGTATATCATCTTTAGTTACCAAATCCACATAGGTTTTAGATTCTAGTAACTCTTTTAATACTTCCTTTAAGATATTCTCGGAGGGCATTCTGCCTTGCTTCTTAAAATATTTTGATATACCCTCGAAGATAAGGGAGTGTTCTATGAGAACCAGGTAATTGGATTTAATCCTTTTGAGTACTAATCCTCCTTCCTTATCTTTTAAAACAAACCTGAGTATCTCGAACTGAAACTCAGGAGAAAAACTGAACTTGATGTTGTCTTTAAATTTCTTCATATCTATATTGCAATATTATATAAACTAATAGATTTTGATAGTACCGAGATAGTTCTAAGTATGTTGACATCTATCTAGAAACTACTAATCCACTACCTTAAGCTCCCGAATATTTAATATTATTATTTTATATAAGAAAAAATACTTATATTTGCATAACGAATATTTAAAAACATGGGAAAAAGTAAAGGAAATAATGGCTCAGAGCTTCATCGATTAAAACCTATGCAAGAATATGATGAAGCTACTTTCAACAGACTTTATAAAGTTTGTAAGCCAGTAATTAGAAACCTTACCAGACAGATTGATTATAAACGGTTTAATCTTACACCGGATATTATCCAATCTTATTTCTGGGATAAGATGTTATTTGTTTTCAACAAATACTATGGTGAATGTACTGAAGAACATCTTAAAGCAAGAATCCTTGCATCACTTAGTACATTCAAAAACAAATTGCTTCGTTCTGCATACGGAGAACAAGCAGAGTATAATCAAAGCCTCTTTAAACTTGATGACTTATTCGACAATGACAAAGAATTAGAGGATGATACCGAAGAAGAGAAAGCTAAATCAGAAATGCTTGATATGATGTATACTTATATGAAGGATAAGCTTTCTCCAGATGCCTATCTTTTGTTTGAGGTATTAATTACTCCTCCCCCTTTTATCAAGGAAAGGCTTGAAAATAGTACTCGAATAACTAATATAATGCTTATCGAATTTTTCGAAATGCCTAAGACTAATGAATCTATGAGATATATATCAGAACTTAGACAAGATATACAATATTGGGAAGACCGAGCTAAAGAAGAACTTAAGTATTAACACAAAAGAAAAGGGGCGTTTCCCAACGTCCCTCTCCCAATTAATTTTTACTACGCAAAACACAGATTGTAAACAAATGTTTACTCTTAAACAATACAAATAATACACATGAGTTTTAATACTACTAAATAACTAATAACAACTTTATGATGATATCTTTTGGATATATCGTAATGTAATAGTCGGTGGCAATTTCTCAATATCCAAAGTTTCTACCGAAGTTTCTTGTAAGAAAGATTCCCCTAATAGGTTCCAGCTTACTACGATAGCACCATCTTGAATACCCTTGGTAGGAGTTCCTCTACCGAAATCTCCATTCAATCCCGTCTCCCTATTAAAGAAAGATTGAGGACGAACGTTCTCCCAGCTATTGGCATCATCTTGTTTACCTTTAGATACACCAAGAGCATGCCTATGCTTAGGAAGGTCATCGCCTTTAATTGAGATTAGGAAGTTGCCTTTAGTTGGAGTATAGTAATCTCCGACATTCTGTAGCATTACTTCATCTCCAATCTGAACTCCTCCAGCTTGGTAACCAATAACTATTCTACCAGCTGCCTTAGTATATTCTGCCCAGCCCTCCGGTATTACATCGGTTTCCCAAAGGATGATAGAACCTATTGGTAAGTTAGCAGTACTCAGAGATTCAGAGAATTCTTTTCTGATAGCCTCAATTTGACTATCAATGTATTGCTTGATATTTAACTTAGTACCCGATTCATCTACTACTGGAAAGCCTGAATTTATCTGTTCTACTCTTTTCACTGATTCTTTCATCATACTCTGGGCAGCAGTAGTATAAGGGATTTCTTGGAACTTACCTTGATAAGGTACAATAGCAAAGTTCTCATTTCGTTTGGTCATTGCATCAGTACCCTTACCATATACTCCGATAAGAACAACGGAAGTTTTATTATTAGAGTAATAAGGGCAAGCACTCTCTACCATCTCTAGAAGATTGCTATAGGTCATATCGTAATTAGAATATACATCATTATTAATGATATCCGGTGTACGATTTTCTTCGGCAATCGGATAATAAATATCCAGAGACTTTTTAAACAAGGTGTAGAAGCTTTCGGAAGATTCATTCCAATAAGCTACGAAGTCTACTGGGTTATCTACGGGTTCTGAGATAGTAGTATGTACTGCGAATAATAATACCTCTTCTGTTGAACCTTGGGTACCTTGGATATTCTCAATGGTAATGGTTTGTTCATCAGATATAAATACATACCCATCCCTTGAAATACACCCAAAGTTTACATCTGGCAATTCCCCATCTTCTGAAGCCTTTGCCATATACCTTGCCATAATCCTATCCTTGATTACATTGGCATACTTACTTCCAGCAACTCCCTGAGGAGATACCACTAACTTGTTACCATTTATGGTAGCAGAGCCAAATCCACAGAATGGCCCTAAACCAGAAGGAGCAGCAATTGCCTCTGCTGCTTCCTTTGATTTAATAATACCTTCATACTTAAAGTACGTCTTCATTGTCCTTAGTATTTTTAAATTGATTTTTCTGTTCTGACATATCTTTAAATGCTTCACCTACATCCTTGAACTTGAGGGTTAACAATTTAAAGAGTATTCTCCATATACTGTACCGTTTCTTAATACCATGTATTTCACAGATGTGTCCATATATACTATCTACTTCGAAACAGTAGCATATTACCATAACCGTTATTGATACCACTATTGGGTTCATCCCATAGGGTTCCCCAATAGCTTTACCAAGTACAGCACCAAGTAGAACATAACAGATATAATCTACTATTTTGTTTAGAGTTCTTCTTCCAGCTCTAGATTTTCGAATTTCGATTTTCTGTAACCTACTTGCCGATAACCCAAACCATAAATCTGATAGGATTAGAATTATTGCAAGAATTATCATCCATCTCAAATCATACAAGATTTGTGTACACTCTCCCAATATACCCACAGTGAATATCTTGAATAAAGATTGAGTTGTGGTCTCTGTTATTCTATCGATTGTTGAATTTATCATTGTTCTACTATTTGCCAAGATTGATTACTGTAAGTTGTAATGGTAAATGTTTTCTCTGAGAGGTCATCATGTTCCCATTCTAACTTTTGAGGACTAACACTTAAAAGGTCTGCATCTACTACGGTGAACTTAGTTCTCTTCGAAGTATCTACCACTGATTCGAATATATACTCTCCAGCTTGTGCAGTTACAAATTCATAACCAGCACCACCTGCGTCATAAGTAGTTACTTTACCAACTTCCCTTATTCGACTATCGAAGTCAGGTTTATTAGAAGTACACTTGATTAAAGTAGATACTTGTTTAACATTCCCCTTTAATTCTGCATAAGTGGGAGTACAAGAAATCTCGATGATTGTAGGATAATCTTCCAGTATTACTTGACATCTTAATGAAGAACCATCATCTGCCACAAAGGTATAAGTCCCAGCCTTGGTAAGAACAATTTCCTCATTAAGGTTATAGGTTTCCCCGTTCTCATCACAGGTAGCAGTACCACTTACATTGACCCCATTTTTCATTTCCTCAAGATGGAACTTACAAGCAGACTTCTCATCCAGTAATTGGTATACTGCATAAGTATCATCTATCTGGTCTTCTGGTAATGCCCAGTTGGGTTCTTTCCAATGACTGTCTGTAGCATCCGAAGGTACTATCTTTAATTTATTCTGATATACTACTGGAGAATTATTAACTACCAAAGTAGTCTTAGCAGTAGGGTAAGCTACAGACTGGAAGGTATAAGTCCCTGCCCTATTTGCAGTATATACATAACCATTCTGAGCATTAAAGGTTTCCCCAGTTTCAATTACCCTTACTCTGTAATCATCCCCATTACCAGAAATACGTTGTATCTTTACTGTAGCTTTTGCAGAGCCATTGAATAATGTGACTGTTGGTGGGCTAACAGTAATTCGATATACTGCAGTCTTACCAGATACTACTTCGAATATACCTACACCTTCATCGGTTTCCCTTTTATCCAGTGTACATTTAAACTTATAAGTACCATAACTATTAGCAGTAAACTTATCACCGTTCTTAAACAACTTAGTATCACCAATTAGCCTACAATATAGTTCACCAGTAAATGATTCTGGGTAATTCGATTCGATGGTAAGAGTGGTAGTAGCATCCTTGATACTTTGCTTATCCCCAACTCTAAATTCAGAAGGTGTACATCTTACCTTATATGTAATCTCTTCTCGAGTTACAACAAATGAAGTTTGCTTTACTGGGAACTCTACAATCTCAAAGATGTAGGTACCAGGCTCTGAAAATTCCCAAGTTGAGCCAGAGACTTTCACTATATCAGTACCGGATAGTCGTACATTACAGGTTTTCACGGTACCCTTATAGGATACGTTTGCCCTTACTACTGTACTTACTTTTAGGTTAGTAGGAGTTAGCTTTCCAGTAATAGGGTCACAAGTAATAGAATATACTCGATTATAAGATTCTTGATTAACCGTGATTTGAGTTACCTTAGTAGGGTCTCCCACACTTCTAAAATAATAAGTACCTGCTCTGGGTATATTAAAAATGGAACCACTTTCGTGTTTAGTGTAACCCCAATTTATATTATCACTGGATATCTGATATCTTAGGTCGGCATTTATCCAATCTGAAGTTACAGTTACCTTTACCGGTACTTCATATACCTCTGAAGTAATAAGATTGGGTTGGTCCGGATTTACTAACTCAGCTTTAATTGTATACCCATCATTTACGGTAAACCCATATTGAATATCGAAAGATACATGATAGGGTATGAATCTTTTAAAGAAAGCCTCTACGGCTTCTCTAAATTTTCTGAAAGCTGCCGAGTTCGAAGTATATCCATGACCGGTAAGTCTAAAGGTTACCGGTATACATTGAGAACAATCGAAAGTATTATCATAGGTATACTTATCGTCATAATGGTAATACTGGTCAAAGTGCGGATTACCTTTTACCCAACCATCATAACTATCAGCCTTTGCAGGGTCAGTTACTACGCAGGTTAACCCATACAGCCTCATCATTATTTCGAAGAACTCAGAGGTACCTCTTATTTTAAAAAGAGATATCGAATACTTCAGGATGTTTCTTACTTGAGTACTGGTTAAAGTAAAGGGTCCCTCCTTTGGTATTATCCAAAGCTTAGATAACTCTTGGAGTTTATCATCGGAGTAGAACCCATTAAAGTACTCTGCCCATTTCTGTGCATCTATAGTGTTCCCATAAGCAAAGGGCATTTCTCCGAGGAATTGCCAAAGGAAATTGAGATACATATCCGGAGCCTTATCTATATCAATAATGTCCAAGATATTCTCAATATCCTTTGTAATGTAATCTTCAAAATGCTCTCCACAAATTTCTAGAAACCTCTCTAAGATGCCTTTGCCATTTACCTTATAGGTATCTTGAGCTTTATACTCGAATGGCAAAAAGTCGATTAGATTTTTGAGGTTTATCATTATACAATTTCTTTTACGGTTAAAGTCAATTGTGAAGCGTTTTCAAATACTGGTAAATTAAAACCTGGGTCTTCATAGTCATGGTTAGGTTCTGATACCGTAATAGAATATCTGTAACCAGACTGATAGCTATTGTTCTGAATATCCAAAGAGAAGTCAAAACCATTAGCCTTATCTATTACCTGTATAGAATTACCTACAGTACCAGTAGCCATATACCCATTTGATACAGAACGTACAGTAAAAGTAGTGGATGAATTGAAGATAATATAGTAAGTCATAGACCCTTTAGCCTTATTCAATTTAAACTGACCCAAGTTCAATTCCTTATTACCATAAATGGTAGTAGGCCAGGGTTTAATATAGAACTTAGTAAGGTGAAGGTAATCTACTGTTGATAAGTTATCTATTAAGGCATAGATATCTGATAACCTTACGCTTCCACCTATCTGAGCTTGCTCTGGAGAATAGGCATTGTATAATGCTGTAAGAATTTGAGTTTGTATCTCTGCAGTCTTATAAGACTTCTTACCGGTAACATCCATCTCTAGAATAATCTGAACCTTGCCTGCAGATTTAACCTTCAACCAAGTAGTCATAGGAGCCCTTTGGGATAATAAATTATATACCCTATTAATTAATTCAGAAGAAGCAACTGCTCCACCATCTGGGCTAATATATACGGTAAGCTTTCTACCGCATTCATAATCGGCTTTAGCTTTGTTTACCCCATCAACTAACATAGCTAAACTTTCGAAATCCTCTTTGGTAATTGCTACTCCCAAAGTCTTTACACTCAAAGGTATATGTTCTTTGAGCATTGTAAAGTTTTCATAGTTTGAACCACCTCCGGCATCGTAAGCATTACTTACGGTAGCATCAGTAATTGAAGAAGAGATTACTGAAGGTACAGAAGTAATAGTATTACTCTTTACATTACCCTGAGTACCATTGGTTAAGTAGAATACCACATTGGTTATTTTTGCTCCTGCTGCAGGCTTCTTACCAAAGGTACCATCCCCAAACATTATATAAGGGTTAAGTGCCTCATCTACGGAAACCATAAAGTGTTTGTCTGTAGGTTTGGATTTTGCAAATGTATCTACTAATACCCAAGTTTCCCCACCTATCTGCAATGACATAGAACCTTGTTCATAATACTTACCATTGGGTAGAGTACCCAGATGAATTATAACTCTATCTCCAGTAGGTATTACCATATTATTTAAAGCACTTGCAGTATACTTCTCGTGTTGAACTATAGGTACTTTACAAGTAGTTACATTTGAATACCAAGTTACGTCTCTAGCAGATAACCAGGAATTACCACTAGAATCTGTAAACAGAGTACCTTGGGGTATAGTTAACTTAGCTCCAATGGAATTACCAGTAATGCTTCTGGATAAGATTACATCTACTGTAGCAGCAATTGCTGCTCGAGCATGATAATCTACCAAAGCTCCATGTTTAACTACCGAATCATACCTCCTTGCAGTAGATAGGAAAGTTTCCCTTGCCATGTTATCTACGTAGTAATGAAGTACTTCGGCAATTGCCGCAAATAATGAGAGGATGATAATTAAGATGTTCCCCTCCGAATAATCCGTTATGAGTTTCTGACCTTGAGGGTCTTTAAGTCCCATAAGGGATTCAACCAGCTTGGCCTTAATCTGTTGATAAGACCTCTGGTATGGGTTAAGCCATTTATTTGTGATTCCCATATTATTGTGTATTTAATGAATTATCCGAACTATCATAGGTGATATCGAGGTACTGACTAGAATTTGTTCCATTTACTACATAAGATACTTCTATATGTATTTTTGCATCAACTCTAGTAACTGTGATACTTTGGAAGGTTATTCTCTGTTCCCAAGCACCTATGGCTTGTTTTAAAAACTCTTTAATTATAAAACTTAGGGCTTGTGAGTTTGGTTCCTCAATACATTGCCATAGTTTACTACCAAAGTTTTCCTGTCGAAATCTCTGGCCTATCATGTAATATAATATCGAACTTATATTATCTCTGATAAGTTTAAAATCCCCATTTACTGGGTACCAACCTCTTTCACCCTTTTCATTAGTTGTAAGTTGGATAGGGTAAGTTACACCTATACCAACTAAGTCTGTAAAGTAATTCTTTTCCATTAGTGTATGCAGGTTTTATCCTCATAATCGTCTACAACGAATTGTGAGAAAGGTTTAATTACTTGAGTTAAAGTTGGACCTGAAGAACCGGGTCCAGTAGTTACACCTGAGTGTACATGAGAATTGAACATACTGCGAAGTTGTTCTAGTTCTTGGATAGTTTGATTTAGTTTTTCGGTTAATTGAAAAATATTGATTACTCCACCATTTTCTCCAGTATTAAGTATCACGGAATCACCAGAAGATATGTTTATATCTCCATCGGCATTTATTACTATTTCTTTCTCTGAACGAACATTTACAGGTCCATTGAAATGTAAATTGAGTTCTCCGTTATCATCATCTATTACTATTAAGTTTCCTTCGGGAGTAACTATCCCCATTTTATTGGGACCATCCAGAGGTTGGGGTATTTGACTCATTCCCCAACCATGGTATTCCCAGAGAGGTTTAGTTGGGTCCCCAAATTCAAAAGTAACAAATACCGTATCTCCCACTTTAGGGGCTAAGAATTTGAAACCAGAACTAATTGAACCATGTTGTCCTTTAGGATATGCCCAAGCAAATACTCCACCCATTACCTCTGGAACACATACCTTTACCCTGTTCATATGTTTCTCTACATCGTTATTATCAATAACAATGCCACGATAAACAGAGTAATACCGACCAAGACCCTCTAAGCCTTCGTCGGTTATTATCTTTGCTGTTTCGTAACTCATACCCTTATTTTTCTACATAGATTTGACTTGCTATTCGCTTATGCCTTTTAGCTATGTCTCGATATACTCGATTAGCTATGGCCATATAATTAAACTTAACCCCATAGTCTTCAGGCACTTGAATTTGTTTAACTGATATCTTACCAGGAATTAACTTACCCTTAGAGGTAACTGTATTACCTGTAGATAATACTATACCCTCTGCCAAGGCTTGAGGATTATCGGCATTTACTTCAGTATAATAAGCCTTCTTTCGAATAAACTCAGCTTGACCCTTGATATCAATTATGTCCCCCTTATCATTCAAGAAATGCTCATTGTAATATACCTTCTCATTATAAGTAAAGTTAAGATTAAGATTCTGAGAAGTACTTAGGGCTTTTTTATCTTGCCCCTTTTTAGTTTTAGCATTAGCTTTAGCATCATTAGCTACGATGTTTTGAGTAGATAAATCAGTTTTAGAAGTTACAGAGCCAGACTTGGAATTGTTCTTTACTAATTCCATATTAGTTATATACCCTTGACCGGCATCCATAGAATGAGTACACTGTTTTATATACCAAAGCCCTGACCAACGTTTCCCTACATTATCTATTCGGATTATTTGGGAAGTTGCTAGCATAGGTCTACCCACTACCTGAAGTTGACATACTAATCTTTTCTCAGTTTGCTTTAAACCACCATTGGCATTAGCATTAGCTGCCCAAGCATACTTATCAGCTCCACCATATCTACTGAATAGGTTATGGTAGAGTTTATAAAGAGGTACCTTGAGATTTACCCTTTTCATATGTCTTACCTTAACCCTCTTACCATATTGACCTTGGCCATAACCCTTAGTAGTATCAACTTCCATATCGGATAATACTTCAGTATATGGGTCTTTCTTTAAAGCTTCGAAACCTCTCTCTGAAGCAGGTAATATTCCAGCTTGAAAATTGATACCAGAAGCTATACCCGCTCCTGCTTGTTTAGAGGTATAACCCTCTGGATCATAATCTAAGGGGTCTACATATTCCTCTACCATAAACTCCATACCATCTTCGTCTTCGAAAAGGTATCTTTCGTACTCTAATAATTTCTTAAGATTAGCTTCTAATTCTTTACCATTCTTAGAATTTCTTAGCACTTGTTTAAGGGCATTCTTCTTATCGTCAGGTAACTCATTAGCTGCTTGATTAATGGTAGCTCGTATTTCTTCGGTAGACATTTCATCGAATTTTCTTTGCTTACCTGCTTCATAAGCACCTACTGGACCAACTGCTTCATATTCCTCTACCCGCTTTTTATATTCTGCAGTTTTTTCCATGTTATACTGAAGCTGAGTGTCCCAAGCATCCATTACCTCTGTAGGAGTAGTAGGATGACTTCTATAATCTTCAAACCCATTGCCAGTAATATTAGACACCATAAGGTTATCTACCTGAGCCACAGGAGGTCTTAAAGCTAACGGAGGTTTATCCTCTGGCTCATTTATATTAGTTGATAATACCGATAAATCTTTACTATCTGGGTCTAGAGATGGAGCCAATACTGCTTTAACTCTTTTAGTTATTTTCTGAGTAGCAAAAGATACTCTAAGTACTTCCCCATTCTCTCCTTGATATGTATAAGTACATACCGGTTCTTCATGGAATTTCCGATTATGTATATAGATAACACCATCCCTTGAATCCACATACCATGGCCCATTAATATACCCTTTCATCTTCTGTTCTAATTGAACTAAGACGTTCTTGCCCACTAATCCAAAGTCACTATCAATTAAAGCTTTCAAATCTTCGGGCATAGCTACTTCAGCTATCCCACTGTATTTGTTAGCATAGAGTACTTTACCAGTAGTAGTACGGGTATTCTCTGTGGGTACCTGTAGTGACTCGTATACTTTATTACTTATTATCTGTTGTTCCATTACTGAAATATTTCTATGATTACACCAGTAGCATTCCCACAGCCATTGTCTAAATAGGTAGATAATTTATAGCCTTCCATATCCGAATGGACATAAGCAGGTTGATATCTTAAATCTCCCGAAGAATCAATGCACTTAATAGTTACATGAGTACCTGTAGAATCAAATACGGCTTCGAATTCCCTTACCTTAATTATTTTTATGGGTCCCGATATAAATTGGCCATCAGGGTATATATATCCCCATTGAAGACAAATGTTTTGGTTCTCTTGAATCTCGGCAATATCTACAGTATCAGGATTACCCGTATCGAAAGTAATGGTAGCCAAGTTTTCTTTTTCTTCATCATATCTATAACTCCAGGTACTTATATACGCTCCAAGGGGTATACCTGTAATTGGATTCATTATAGGCATACCTCCAAAATTGAAAAGGGCCAAATAAGGTTGACCCATTCCATTATATAATATAGGTTTCTGTTTAGCTGCCATAAGTCGGTATTCTTATTAGGGTTCCCATTTCTAATTCCTTAAAAGGATTCAGTATCTTATTAGCTTCAGCTATTATGTACCACTTACCAGAATCACCATAATACCTGAAAGCAATATTTTGCAAAGTTTCCCCATCTTTAACGGTATGTTGAATATCGTTAGAGGATTCCGGTACTACTGGAGGTTTAGCTTCTAAGGAATAATCCCCATCGTTGTATTTCAGAGCATAGGCATTATTATAGGGGCTAGCTCCCTTTAGGTATTGGTTAACATCAATCATATTTAATACCTCCTGTCTTTTTAAGTGAATCGGAATTTATAAAATCTCCATAGGATAAGTTATATGCACTTACTCTCTTGAAAATCAATTCTTGAGTTGCTGCTGCAGGCAATAACCTACCATTACCAAAAGTAGCTGGCTTTCCGGGTATCCTTATTCGATAACCGTTCTGAAAGTTCTTCAGAGTATAAGTTGCTGAGGTAAGGATATAATTGTGGTTATCGAATATACCAGAATCCCCCCACTCAATCTTAACAATCGGGGGAGCAGCCTGGTAGCCATTAGATTTAGACCATGCCTCTAATAACCTACATTTATTGATTACCTCTTCTGGATTTTCTGGGTCATTACAGTACCAAGACACATTGAATTGAATAATGTCTTCAGCTCCAGTAAAGTGATACATTGGTACATTGCGACCCATTGATTTAATGGTGGCCCATGTGGTTTCTCCTCTAAAATCTATTTCTGGAGGTCTATTCTGTAAGGTAATGTATTGAGTGGGGTTAACAGTCATGTTATATATCCTTACTTCATTCTGATATATAACATCTGCTTTAGCCTCGAAGTTTCTGTAATTAGTAGTATTCTTATTCCCCTTTGCTGGGTCTACTCCTTCACCTTCTTCTAACCTTGGGAATTGTAATTCCATTCTCCATTTAGCCTGGAGTTGTTTATTTAGAATAGGGTTCTTAGACGATATTTGAGCTTCTCCGATTACTCCATTGGGAGTATAGAGTTTACCCTTTTGAGCATCATCTTTGGGAAGAGTAGAAAGAGTTCGATTGAGTAATATCCGAGCTCTCCATAGTTTATTTAATGGACCCGTAAGAACACCTGCTGTATCTCTTGTAAGGTCATTGTACTTTTCAACAACCTTACCTGCTGCTTTATTTAATACTCTAGCCATAGTGTTTTAGTTTTATATTCCCATTACAAATGCAGCTCCAGTAAAATCTTGTTGAGAACCTGGAGCATAATCTCCAACTGCTTGACCATCTACTGAGATATTGATACGAGAATCTCTCATACCTTCTTTAATAGCTAACCTAACAGCATTAATAAATCTCTCTTCATTCTGGGCTCTAATGGTAGTTGGGTCTTCTTTCTCTTTATTCTGAGCTTCAGTATTCCTATCTACTGAATTACTAAGGTAACTAATACCCTCAATTAATAAAGGAAGACCTACAGTAATTGCTAATCCCCAGGGTCCACCGAGTAATCCCATAAGTCTACCACCTATAGATGTTAAACCTTTTATAGCACCTTGCCTAGCCACTTGACTACCAACTTGGGCACCTGCTCCAGCTAAAGCCCCTCCAGCTAAATTACCCGCCATAGTAGTTGCTAAGGGTACTCCAGGATTTGGTGTCTTAACATATCTTCCGGTTTTAGTGTTATAAAATCTACCAGCAGAATTCATACCAATACCGCTTGACATCATTTGGAGTTGAACCATGGTTCTCATAAGGTTAACCATCCTTACCATGTGTGCTTCCATAATGGCAAACTGAGTATTAGTTTTTATTGCTGCAGCAGACATACCTTCAGTAGAAGCAGTAGCAATAGTTTGTAAATACCCAACAGACCTAATAATACCTCTTACAGTATTAAACCCTGCAACTATAGTACCCACTACTACTGCAGTAGCTCCTATCCTAAGACCAAAACCTCCAACCCAAGTTTCTGAGATAGAATTAATTACATTGATTATAGAGTTACCCACATTTAGTACTGGGGTAAAGATTCTACCCAAAGCCGCACCTGCCGTAACGGTTAAGTTCTCTATACTTGATTCGAATTGGTCGATTACACCTGCATCGGTTTTAAGACGTTCTTCATTGAGTCGATTTACTGCTCCCATGTTTTGGTCATAGGTAGCAAGTATCTTACCCATCTTATCTCTACCAGAAGCAATATCTCGAAGTACTGGAAGCATACCACGATTACCACGAACACCAAAGATATTGAAGAAGGTTGGTGTTTCTATCCGTGAAGGTAAATCTACTGCGGCCTTAGCAAACTTCTGATAGATAGTGTAAAGGTCTATAAGGTTACCTTGAGCATCGAAGAATTCATCTGGACTTAAGCCCAGGTCTGCTAAAGCGTTATAGCCTTTCTTTTTTTGATTAACAAGAGAGAGTTGTAAGTAACGAATCATATTAGCCAGAGAGGTACCTGCCATAGAACCCTGTATACCCATATCTCCCAATACACCAATAGCAGCAGCCGTTTGCCGAAGGTCTACTCCAGCAGTTGCCATATCTGCTCCTGCATAAGATATGGACTGGGCTAAGTCTGTCAAAGATATATTTGCATTAGTAACTGCAGTATATAAATCATCGGTTACTCTAGCGGCATCCGTCATTGGGATTTGGTACATTGACATGATATTAGTTATCAAGTCAGCTACACCACCTTTACCTCCCACTGGCATTGTAAAGATTGAAGCCAGCTTAGATGCTGGCCCAATCATTTCTTTAATAGCATCGAATTTATTACCTGCCATAGCCAGGTATCTTTGTCCTGATGCAACATCCGAAGCAGTAAGAGGAGTTATCTCATTGACATCTTTTGCCAATTGTAACATTTCTCTTTGTTCTGCAATGGTAGCACCAGCAATTTTCGAAGCAGTCCAAACTTCATTCTGAACACCCGCAGAGTATTTATAGGCCCTTGCCATTCCCCCTACGAGCTGCATTCCGAAGTCCATTGTATTGGAAGCTGACATCTGTATACCTCTATTCCAGGTATTCATATCATTCATCATTGTTCTGAATGACCCAGATATCTTGCCAGCCTCTTGAGAGAATCGGTCTTTTAAAACCATGGCAACACCGACCTCTACTATACTCCTACTGGTATTCATAATTTACTTTCTTTTCTTTAATTGTTTATAATATTGTTCGGCCATTTCCTTGAATATTTTTCTTATTCGGTACGGAAGACGTAAAAAGCCGAAATAGTCTAATGCTATCTCGGCTCTGGTGATATAAACAAAATCACTCTCTAACATTACTCTTCCGTCAGGTAGAAAAAATTCGGTGCCCAAACTATAGGATAGTTTCTTTCTTCTCCAGTTGTAGGATTAGTAATATGTGATTCGCCCTTGAAAATAGGGTCAATAGATAAGATATATTTTCTCATCTCAGCCATATCCTTTGCAGTAAATGGAGTAAAGTTTTCTACCTTCTCCCAACTACCATCAACCTCTAAGTGAAGATTACGGCAAAGAAGAGGAGCATTCTTAGTTTGTTTATCCAAAGGCAACTTCATGAACTCTTGTTCTCCCTTACCAGTCATACAATCGAATTTAATCCTCTTGCCAGATGAAAGAGTGTATTCATGGTCTACCAATCTAACTCCCTCTGGATAATAAGGGATAGCATCTGGCTTCTGATTTAAATCCTCTACAGTTGGAGTAGTACCGTAATCGAAAAGGAACTCATGAAGGTCTTGGCCATAAGTAATCTTACCACCATTCTCTTTGCCCCAATCATATTCGAATTCTACTTCCTCTCCCAAAGAGAAGATACGAGAATTGAAGATAATAGCATAACGGTCATTGACTGGTAAGTTAAGGGCATCATCTACGGTTAATTTCCCATTAGGGGTAGCAGTAGTTCTAATTACGATTGCTGCAATGAACTTGGTAAGGTTCATTAAAGTTTTCATGTCTGAAAGGTTACTGAGAATGTCTTCATCAGCTCCATTCTGTTCTCTAATTTCATATTCGAAACCAGAGGGTCCGGTAAATCTAAATGTTCTAAATTCCATAATTTTGATATATTTAATGTTTACAAATGTTCATAGTACTCCGTATAACAACAAGAAAGGGGTGAGCTCCTATCACAGGAATCCCACCCCTCCATCGAATCTTAGTGAAAATAGACTAAGGAATTAGTATTTGTCTGCAGTACCCACCGAGAACTCTATGGACTCTATGGTATTTTCTGAAGCCATTCTGTCCAAGTCTAAGCCGGTAATCTTACATGGCCATACCTCTTCGAAGACGTGGGTATTAAGAACCGAAACTCCATCTTCGGCAAGTTCGTTTACAATAGCCGTTTCCCAATATTGGCTTGGTACTAAGCCACCACCAACTATATGGTCTTGGCAAGAATAGAGCCAGTCATGAAGCCATGTGTCTGAACCTGCAGTAGTCATAAGTTTCTCTACAATAAGATTACCTATAGTAACCCTACCTGCAGTTTTAACGTCTCTATTGACGTCCCCATGAGCAACCTGGTCAATTTCAATATCTGGCAAAGTACAACTTTGGAATAGATAAGTATTGATAGGGTGTTTGGGGAACATGATGCTCCACAAGAATTTCTTCCGTGGGTTTTTTACTTTTGCTCCCATTGTGTTATGAGTTTATAAGTTATTACTTGTTTCTACGATTGATACTGCCTTAGAAGCTGCATCGATTACAATCTCCATAGTTACCTCTTGCATAGGAACTACATCCTTATACTTAAGGATAGCACGGTACTTACCCTGACGAGCATCTGCTTCGTTATTTACGGAAAGATCATCCCAAGAAGTTGCATCCTGGTCACCCATCCAAGTATATTCTGTCATGGCATCTTCGTCTACCAAAGAATCTAACGTAGGTTTAACTTCCAACCAAATTCTTTTCCAAGTACTCCAAACATTGGGCTCTTCCAGGTATTTGTTAAGTACGGGACGAAGGAACTTCTTCAAATACAAATTCAATCTTACGATTGAAAGGAATCTTTCTGAATCCTGTTTTACCTGAGAAGAGAAGCAATGCCATAGCATGGTTTGTTTACCTGCATCGGGAGTATCTTTGATTACCATCTCATTGATATAATTCTGAGCAAGTGTGTTCAGTTCATTATATCGAGAAGGAGAACCATAATTTGGGCATACTGGTCCAACGGCATCTCCAATAACTCCCCGGTTCATACCAGCAAAGGATTTCCAAGGACCGTATTGAGTAGCAGAAGCATCTCCCAAACCTGCAATGGTACCCACTACATCGGAATCCTGAAGGTTACCGTTTTCGTTGTAGTACTTAAGGCCACCACCAAAATAAGCAATGTACTTAGAGTTACCTACAGTACCGAGGCAAGTCTGTACCCAAGTAACCTGAGCTTTGTAATCTCTGGGTTGTGTACCTTGAGTATAATGGGTCAAGTGTTTTGGAACTTCGATATACAGTACCCATTCCATCAACTCTTTTGCCATATCTGCAGCAGCCTTATATACCTTGAGTACATCAGCATCAGCAGTAAGGTGTTGAGAAATATGAGAAATGAGTAACTGATAGAAATCCGTATAATCCCTTACCAAGTCCAGAGAAGCAATCCACTCATCAGCAGTGGGTGTAGTTCCAGCACTACCTACAGTACCGGTAAACATCTTCTCTGTATCAGTAGGAGCAGCCCCACCTACGGTAACCGTAACCGCATTTTTGGTACCATCTACACTCTCGGTTAACCATTTGATTAAATTCTCAAAGGATGAACCAGCAACTACTACCGGTTTGATATACTCTGAGTTCTTAGCAAAGGCACTAAGAGCAAGGTAATCTACCGAAGTATTATTGTTATCATCGGCAGTTTTATAAGTTACTACCGGACCTTGTTCAAGTACCTGGCCATTGCCCGAATAGATTCTATAATACAAAGTATTAGATTGTTTATAGAAACCTACCTGGAAGGTATCAGTACTACCGATGGGGTCTCCATAACCTTTGGTTACCAATCCCAAACTATAGGTAGTTCCACCAGAAGCAATAGTAATAATTGCAGCCGGTGTAGCAGGTTCTGGAACTGCAGAAGCAGGTACTATACCTTCCTCTTCGGATTTAGCAACTGTTTTAGCTTTACCTGCAGTTGCAGCTACTGTACCTTGAGTAGCTCCCTTACCAAGCACTCGAATAACACGAAGCTTAGAACCACCTTGCAAAGCCTTTTCGATATTTGATACAGAACCATCGGGTACAATTTCAGAACCATAGATTCTTTGGAACTGAGAGAATGTAGAGATGATTTCTGATGGGTCATCATAAGGGCCCTTAGTAGTTCTAGCCAATACACAAGAAACTCCTAACATGGGAGTAGTTTGAAGAACATTGTTGTTCTTAAACTTAAAGTCAATGTGAGGTGAAGTTGGCATAATTCTATTGTGATTAAAGTTAATTACTTGTTTAATTTATACCCTAGAGTATTGTACCTATACCTTAGGTACTTTTAACTCTAACATTTCATTTTCGTTTTGTTCTAACAAACCAATGAGAACTGATATATCCTGGATAGGTGTAAGTATACCTTCTTCCAGGGGTTTTTCTGGAAGAATACCATCTTTACATATGTAAGTATATACCTTTTCAAGTATTCCATGTTCTACATCTGGATGATCATAATAATTACCAATTTCAATGAATAGGTTTCCGGTTGATGCAAGCCTGCCCTTGTCCCATTCCTCTAAATCATTGAAATAAGGTTTTATGTATCCTCTAGCAGGTAAGCTAGTATATAAGATTGTATGTAGTAATCTCATATCTGCTTGAGTTTGAGAAACTAGATGTACATCTATGGTAATATCTTTGGTTTCATAAGGAAACTCTGAAGCTTGGTAATTACCGTCTTCAAGTCTATCACCAATAATGTATTTGTTCACACCAATATCCCCAGCATAATAACCCTGTAATTCTAGGGTTATCCTTGGGAGAGTTTTAGGTCCTTTCACTTGATTATTCCCGATACCAAATAGGGGTATAAACTTCTTCATATTCTTAATCGCCTCTTGAAATCTTTTTTCGTTTTCTTGAGACAAAGGTAAGAAGTCTTCTGGATTCAAAGTTAGACCCATTTCTAACATTGTACTTAGTAAAGAGATATAAAAAGTTCTCTCTACTATCTCTTCTGAATTTACCATTAATTTCCTAATCTAATTGTTAGTTGAACTTCAGGGTAGCCAGTATCATTTATAACTCCATTATATACTACAACCACACCACCAAGCCCTGATATACGGGTTTCAAGATGGCCAGTACAATTTAATTCACTAACCCAAGTAGTACTTATATTAGAGGGGTAATCGGTAAGCCATACTTTAAATGGTATAGGGTCCGTCCCTGGAGAAGGAATAGTACCCTCTATTGTCTTACTTATATCGGTTATCTTAAATTGTTTTATAAATTTAGCAACTTGAATACCGTTGATAAGGTAATACTGATAACCCTTTACATTACTAATCTGAGCAGTACTAGTATTTTGACCAAGGTTTGGGAATGGTATATTCGGAGTTGGTTCAAAGCCATACTTAGTAGTTCTAATACCTGGAGATTGAGTTATATTTAAAACTATCTCTGGGTTAGGTTCTTGCTGTGAGATAATCTTAACCGTAGTAGTTCTTTCTAATGGGTCATAGTTACTTGGGTTGTGATCTTGATTAGTAGATTTAGTTTTGATAATAAGCTTACCTGCAGCATTAGCTTCCCCAATTTCTTGGGTTACCTCTAACCAATCGGATGAGCTTTCTAATTTCCAATCTACAGCACGGTATTCATCTTGAGGCTCATTATTTATAAACTTCTGTTGGTAACTATATACCCCTATTTCTAGAGTCTCACCCCTTTTAGTACCATCGAAAGTATGGGAAGTAGTTTCCGGAGTGATACTAAAATAAGTTCCCCAGGTCTCTACTATTTTAGGAGCAGCCTTTTGTATCAGAGTTACTTCCCTTTCTACACCCTGAACTACTACCTTGAGGACCTGCTCTTTTAAGGTCTGTTCTGTATTTACTGCTTTCGGTTTTACACGAATGGTAGCAGTACCAGTTCCTGATAGTGAAGATATTTCAAAATCTACTGCCATTATATAATCCTCCTTATTTCTTTTCTAACTTCATTACGTATTTCCTTTTGTAAGGCAGCTTTTCCACCAGCAGCCTTAAATGCAGGAGCCCAGAGAGGACGAGGTGGTAAATTACCATCTCTACTACCATACTCTAACATGATAGCTATCTGATTCAAAGTTTTTCTTGAAGTCTTACCAGTATAAGTAATCTTCTTGATTCCAATTGGTAAACCAACGAAAGTTCTTTTCTTACCTTTTACTAAGGTAACTGACCTGGCATATTGTCCAGTAAGATTTAGCATGGTATGGTCTCCATATTTCTTTATGGTACCAGGAGCATGTGGTGGCCAAGATACTCCGGAACCCCTTGGAGGTACACCAGTATTCAAACTTCGTCTTACTATACGAAGAAGTTGATTGCCAAACTTTTCTGTACCTTTCGCATAACCCTTAGTTAAGATACTTGGAGTTTTGGCAATCAACCTTTCTGCACGAGCTTGTTCTCGTTTATCTACGTATATTTCTAGAGGACCAATTGGAGTCGATAGTGTAATATTAACCGACTTACTTGGCATAATTCTTATTATTGTTTAGGTTTATCTATATCTAATCCCAATTCTTGAGCAATCCTTAATAAAAGGGTTTCTTGGTTAGTTAACCTCTCATTCATGGATAACTTAAATTCTTCGAAATCTGGAGCAGGATTACGAGGTGATTCTGAACGATTATTAATTAAACCAAGAATATTATCGCATTCAGAAACAACGGCCTCAAATTTGGCTTTGTTATTTAAAATATTTAAAGCATTCTGTTTCTGCATTGATACCTCATTAATGATATTATCGAGATTGGTCGTATAATAGGTACCATTATAAATACCTTCATTTACATTAGTTGGTAAATAAATGGTAATTTGAGATATTGAATCTTGTATCACTAATTCGATACTGTTAACAAAACCTTCTTTACCATTTGAGGCCATTGGTTTACTTTCGCCAACTTTTAAAACTCTTGCTTGGTCAAAGATTGGATAACCAGACCGACGATCTTTCTCTAAGGTGAAAATCATATCACCCTTTTGTACTTTCTGAAAAATCAATTCTTCCATAATCATTTTCTATTTATTAAGTTTAAACCGAATGATACTGCACCTGGATTCTTCTGCATGAAGTCTACCAGTTTTAGAAATTGATAGTATCCAAATTGATTAATGAGTACCTGAGCTTTGTTTGCTACTTCTTGAGCAACCTCTATATTTGGAGCAGGTAATGCTAGTTGTATCTTAAATTCTGTGAGTTGTTCTTGTTGTTCCATAATTCCTTAGTTAATGTGTTAAAACGAAAAAAGGAGTGCATCTATTTTAGGTGCACTCCTTTTTAGTCATCCCGGCAAATTAAAAATTACCGAGCCGGTGTAGTTGTACCTTTTAAGGCAGCCACAACTTGATTGATAATGTTCTGGTCTCTCTGAGCATCTACTACTCGATTAAGGCGGGCAATCTCCTGGTCTTTTGCAGTATTCTCGATGAGACACTTGATTTCCTGTTGGCCCTTCTTGAGGTCACAGCAGCAACGTTCCAACTGAAGAGCCAAGTCAGATTTTACTTCTTTAATCAAGCCTTTGGTTTCGCAGCAGCAATCCGACTGTTGGTGTTCCATGTGGCAGAGACGATCCATAACACGGTTGAAGCCTGCGCCCATTTGGTCACGAGAATCTCGGATATCCGAATTCGTTTTGTAGCCCAAATCACAAAGACCTCTTTCCGTAGTGAAACGGTTGTTAAGGATTTCTCTACCAACACCGGCAACATCTTTTGCTACCCCACTGATTTCTTGAGTAACTCCACGAGCAGCATCAGAGATATCTTTGTAGATACCTGCCTTTGCTTCTTGAACCGTAGATTCTACTTTCTGAATGTCAGCTTTGGTATCATTGATTTTGTCCCATACAGAAACTGCAGCAGCACCAAAACCACCACCTACCAATGCACCACCCACGGCTCCCCAACCGGAGCCCCAGCCAGAATTACGATTACCACAGCAACAATTATCATTGCAGCCTCTGTCCGCGATTACAACGCCATCGCCAGCACCTTTAACTTCGACTCCCATAATTGTAAGGTTTTAAAGATTAATACTTAGGTTAATTATACATTAAAATACAGAATGGTGTTGTATTTTTATTACCCCAAATTAAATACGTATTCATAAGTAATTGTTGCAGCATTCTGAGTTATGTTGACTGTAAGCTCCCAACCATCATCATCATTTTCTGCTTGCCTTAATTTAATGGTACCTGACCTTGTTGATTCTACGGTATTCTCTGTTAAGGTTAAGGTTAACCCATAGTTTCCATTATCACTCGATAACGTTGTAATTGCTACATTTGTAACCCAACTTGGTTTTGAGGTTACAGTTAAGGCTAATGGGTATCTTGTACTTATTTCAGAACCGTTTATTACCTTAGTCTTAAAAGAATAAGCTACATCAACTGTAAAGTTATTACCTCCCAAAGCTGATAATCCAGTTCTGGTAGTAGTTCTTGAACCAGTAGGGGAAGTAAAAGCCAAATAATACTTATAGGATACTGAAGCACCACCCTGAGTGATATCTACATAATCAGAAGCCCCATCATAGTTAGCAAAGACTCTAACAGTTCTAGAACTGGTACTACTGTTTGAAGAAGCAGTAAGGGTAGTCCCAGATAATGTAAAACCCGAAATACCATTGGTACTTAAGGATGGGTCAGCAATATCATAGCCATCACTTACTGTGTAACCAGAAGTATAATTTGAATATCGATCTCTACTTGCACTTGGGTATAAAGCTACACTCCCCCCAGTATTAGAAATAGTGTATGAACTAGCAGTTAGAGTTACAGACCATGAACCATAAGAATAGCTCAACCATTTATTTGCCTCTTGATATACTGGTACACTTACAGATTTGGTTTTACCATTTAGTGATAAGGTACCAGTAATGGTTCCTACTTGGGTTCTAGATTTTATGGTATCTTCCAGATTACTTGCACTAACTGCAGTACCATAACTAATACTAGCACCACTTGTAATCGTACCTCCTCCCGTTGTAGAACCATTCCATCCCCAGGTCTGGGAATAAGTTGGCAAAGTAGTAAATGAACTTCTTGTACCTCCACTTGCAGGTATATCTGTTACAGCTCCACCACTTGCAGTAATTTCACTATAAGTCTTATAACCTGCAGATTGAGAACAAGATATGGTTACTTTCTTATTGGTTTCTGCTTGGGTTAAAGTTACGGTACCACTACGAGTACTGGTAGAAGTATTATTACCCATAGTTACAGAAGTACCACTTCCAGATATACTTCCTCCATTAGCTCTAGTATAAGTTAAAGAAATTTGGTTACCATAATTATGACCATTCCTTAATTCTTGCTTGTATGAGGTTACCGTGAAAGTTTTAGTACCTCCAGTTGCCCCAAAAGACATAGAAGTGGGGTTTACACTAAATCCATAACTCCAAGATTGAGAAGCTGCAGCTTGAGTGAAAGTGCCTGTCATGGTTTTACTCGATTCACTTTGAGTAAAAGTAACTGTAGCAGACCTATTTGTAAGAGAGGTATTCTCTGAAGCAATATAAGATGTAGAACCCTGGGTTACCCATGAGGGCAAAGTGAAGTTCATACTTACTGTAGTGGGTGAACCTTGTGCAACCCCATCCCAATACTTTTGCTTAGTAGAAACCGTATTAAAAAAAGCTGGAGTACTAGCTCCGCCTATAGCTGGAAAGTTTAAAGAGGGGTTACCTATAGTAAATGTATACTTATAAGTTACCTTGTGTATATCCTCTAATTTTACAGTCTCATTATTTCCATAGGAACTGGCATTGGATAGTTCCAACCCCACATAATTTTCCCCTGTTCCTGTAGGGGAGAGTGCTAACAATTCAGCCTTGGTAGGACAGTCATTACCATCCTTACCAAGGCCTACTTTACTTTTGACAGCACTCCAGGTTGCTATCTCTCCCATATTAATCTACATCTTTAAGATTTCTGAGTTCTGAGATTTCAGCCTTCAAAGCCTTAATCTCATCGTAAAGAAGTTTGATACCTTCGATTGCCAGAGTAGACATCTTATGGTACTTAACTTGTTTTACCAATACGTATTCTTCACCATCGATAACAACAGTTTCGAATTCCTCAGGATTAGGAACTGAGTCCTTAGTTCTTGGGTCTTCTTCCACATAGTTATTAAACCCAGCTGCTTCCAGACCTTGTGCAATGGTACCTTCATCTTCCTTACCATCCATGATAAAGGATTCTGTAGGTATACTGCAAATTTGTTCCAGAGTATGGGTTAACGGTTTGATGTTAGATTTCAATCTTTCATCGGAAGACTCTTTCCAGAAACCAGAAGGAGCAGTAGTCTTAGCGAATACTACCTGGTCGGTAGTTGCCAATCCCAACTGAGCTCTAGTTACCGTATGAGGATTATCCTTTCTACCTGCATGGTTATTGATAGATGTCTGAGCAGCAGTACCGGCAGCCTTAGCATCGGCAATAGCAGAAGCTTGAGCAGTAGATACGGGCTTATTAGCATCGGAAGTATTATTAACATTACCCAATCCAACCTGAGTTTTAGTAACTGCATGAGGATTAGATTTATTGGCAATGTGATTATTTACCTTAGTTTCTAATGCAGTTACATCTGAACCAGTATCGGCAATCAAATCGTCAACGTAAGTTTTCAATTCTGTACGAAGAGCATTGATAGCATTAGTTCTATTGGTAATCTCATTTGCCAACCCCTGTACCGTATTATCCAAGTTAGTCTTATCAGCTGCAGTCATGACTCCTGCAGTAGTCTTAGTTGCTGCTGGGATAGTGACATTCACATCTGTACCTCTACTATATGAGCCCTCTTCGGTATTCTTTACCCATCTAAAATACTTTAATCCGAGATTATTCGTATTTTGGGTAACACTGTTTATTACCGTCATTATCTCCTGAGGTAAACTATTGATTAGTTTATCATGCTCATTATCTTTTGCAATACGAGCCTCTTGTTCATCCTCTATGGCTTTCGGTAGGGTTTGATTAAGTTTTATTACACTTTCTGCCTCCATCAAACCGGCTTCTTGAGTAGTGGCATTGGTTAGTGGAATAAGCATCCCCTCAGGCTGATCTATGTAATGACCCTGGTCATCTAAAGAAGAATAATTACACTGAATAATTATATTCCTCTTGTTTCTGTTAGCTATTGAAATATTACTGATTAAATTTCTAGGCATACTAGATACCACATCCTCAAGATGTTTACCTCTACTACCCTCGAAAGCAGTACCTGCAATTTCTCCAATAATAAGGGAAGAAGTGTTACTATCTACGAATTTAGTACCTGACCAACGGAATTGATAAGGAGGTTCCCCATTAGCAACATTAATGTATATCTTACCAGATTCTCCAGTTACCGGAGTTTGGTGAGTAGCATCAGTATACAACTGAACATTAGTAAGACCTCCAGTAGAGCTTACTTCATAAGTAGCGTATACCTCGATTACATCGTCTACATATGAAGGCAAATGGTTAGCTGGTACCAATCCATTACCATCCAATGGAGCAAACCCATCAGCTTGTCCCTTAGTTGCTACAAAGGCATCATGCTTGGCTTCTAGAGTATCAATGTTATTCTGCAGTTTAGTATCAAGGGCAGTATCTGCTGCTGTTCTATCGGAAACCTCTTTGTCGATTCTTGCACCCAATGCAGTATCTGCATCCGTACGGGCTTTTGCTTCATCGGCTACTGCTTTAGTAAACTTAGTATCAAGTGCAGCATCAGCATCTTTACGGTCTTGGATTTCTTTATTCAGGGCAGCTGTAGAAGAATTAGTCAAAGCCTCGATTGCATCCTTGCGGTCTTGAACCTCTTGAGCAATAGCCTCAGGTAAGGTTTCATCGAGATTTACCTTATCAGTAGCAGTCATTACACCTGCAAGAGTTTCAGTAGCAGCGGGTATATAAGTAGTCTTAAAATCTCCAGCTTCACTGGTATAAATACCACTCTCTTTTTTAGAAGAGAACTTATGAGTTAGAGTAACATGGCTACTCTGTTGAACTACCTCAACTGGTTTATCACCAGATAGGATGATGACCTTATCTGGTATAGAATCGAACAACTTCTTATCAGCTGCTGATTGTACACCAGCCTTTTCGGGAGTAGATGAAGGCAGAGTAATGGGATTCTGAACTGTAGTGCCATCTTCAACATTAGTCTTAGTAGCAGCAATTCCCACTGTAGTTTCATTAGGAGTAACTGCACCCAAAGCAAAGTTAGCGGTATTGATTCTGTCCAATTCTACTTTATCTTTCGCAGTCATAGTACCAGCCTTATCTGCCGATACTACCGGTAAATCGAAAGTTTCAGTAGTGTCATCATTCAAGCCATTATCCTTAGTTACTGTAACTGTAACCTTATCAGCATCAGAAGCTGCTGAGATTTCGGTAATAGCATTGGGGTCTAAGCCATCAAGCTTAACCTTATCAGCTGCAGTCATAACTCCAGCAAGAGTTTGAGTTGCTGCCAAAAGATTCTTAGTTGCCTCTACATCAGCACCATACTGATTATTCTCTTGGTCTTTAGTAGAAGTCTTTACCTTGAATGTAAGTTGGGTAGCGTTACGAGTTACAGCACTTACATCTGTAACCATGGTACCAGGCAAAGCATCAGAAGTACCTTCCTCAGCTACCAATCTTTCCTCATGGTCATTGGTAATTGCAGTGAACTTATTGTCTAATGCAGTATCAGCATCAGTTCTGTCTTGGATTTCTTTATCGATACGAGCATTGATTTTCTTATCTTCTGCAATACGAGCAGCTTCCTCTGCATCGATATTATCCTGGAGAACTTTATCGGCAGCAATTCTTTCTTCTCTTTCTGTGTTAAGGTCAGAAGTATTCTGGTCGATTTTTGCTTCCAACCTGATATCTTCAGATTTACGAGCAGCAATTTCACTTTCCAACAAATCCTTGATGGCAGTGTAATTACCATTAACGTTATCTTGAATACCCTGGATTAATTCCAAGTTACGTTGGATATTTGCCGAGTTCTGGTTTACCAAAGCATTGGTAGCATTCAGAGAAGTTAACAACTCTGTACGAGTTTCACTAACAAAAGTTCTCAGCTCATTTACCGTAGTAGTAAGAGTATTACTCAGGTTAGTGAATGATTGTTGTAAAGTATTATCTCCCTGTTCTCGTAAGTTCTTTTCGGCTTCAAGCTTATTCTCCAACTCTGTAAGCTTAGTAGTCATAGTTGCTGCAAAGTTGGGATCATCTCCTAATGCCTTAGCAATCTCTGCTAGAGTATCAAGTACTTCAGGTGCAGAACCAATAATCTTTTGGATAGCTGCATCTACTTGTTCTGCATTCTGGAAATCAGAATCATTGAGTAATTCTGATACCTTCGTAATGTAGTTAGCATGTTCTTCGATGCCATCAAGTTTAGCATACAGAAGGTCGGTAAAATCATTTGCAGAAAGACCCTTGCCATCTACTTTGTCTACCTTCTTATTATCCATTGCCTGGTCTGCAGCAGTACGGTCTGCCTTTTCCTGAGCAATAGCATTATTAATAAGGGTATCTTGATTAGCACGTTCTGTGGCCTCCTTATCGATATTGGTTTGCAACAGAGTATCACCTGCCAAACGTTCGTTCTTCTCAGTAAGGATATCCTGGTTGATAGCAGCCATGTCATCCTTGTGATTCTGAAGGTTGGTATCAATCTTTGCCTCAAGAGAAGTTTCCTTGGCAATTGCCCGGTCTTTCTCTGTATTGATTGCAGTGGTATTATTCTTAACCTGCTCTTTGAGGTCATTCATAGCAGTCGTATTGCCTGCCTCTAGAGTATCAATACGAGCCCCCAATGCAGTATCAGCCGCAGCTCTATCCGTTTTCTCTTGGTCAATCTTGGTATTCAATTTACCTACCTCTGATTCCAAAGCTTGCTTGGTATTATCCAATTTAGCAGTGAATTCTGTAGACAAGGCTTTATCGGCAGCAGTACGGTCTGCTACTTCTTTATCAAGATTTACCTGAAGAACTTGGTCTGCAGCTGTTCTCTCAACACGTTCAGTGTTAAGGTCGATATTTACATTATCGATACGAGAACTCAAACCACTATCAGCATTGGTACGGTCAACGATTTCCTCGTTAATCATATCCTTAACTTCCTTGTAGTTATCACCTACAGTCTTGGTTAAGTTAGTGATGGCTTCTGAGTTTCTTTCGATATCATGCTGATTAGTAGCGATAGCAGTAGTATTCGCATTAACCTGTTCCGTAAGTTCATTACGAAGAGTGTTAATAGAATCTTGAATACTTAAAGCCAATTCTGAAACACGTTTGTTTACGTTATTCAAACTTACAGTGTAAGCCTCATCAGCAGTCTTTCTGTCGGCAATTTCCTTATCCAAGCTTGCCTGGATTGCGGCATCTGCATCTTTACGGTCTTGGATTTCTTTATTCAAGTTATCCTTAACTACATTAAGAGCAGTATCACCAGCAGTGGATTTATTGTCGATATATTCTTTCAGTTTAGTTTCAAGAGCAGTATCTGCAGCAATGCGGTCTGCTTTTTCAGTAGCTACCTCTGCACTGTTTGCAGCATCACCAGCAATACGGTCTTCCTTCTCTTGGTTAATCTCCTCGGTTAAGGCAGCTAACTTCTTGGTGATAGTTGCAGCGAAGTTAGGGTCATTACCAAGAGCATCGGCAATTTCCTTCAATGTATCAAGTACCTCAGGAGCAGAGCCTACAATTTTCTGAATAGCAGCGTTAACTTGCTCTTCATTTTGGAAGTCCATATCATTAACCAACTCAGATAGCTTGGTAATGTAATTGGCTTTCTCTTCAATACCGTCAAGCTTAGCTTTGAGAATATCCGTAAAGTCATTCTTAGTCAATGAATAACCTTCACGTTTATCTACCTTCTTATTATCAAGTGCCGTATCTGCATCTTTACGAGCCTGAGTTTCAGTAGCAATAGCTTCCAACAGTTGAGCCTTATCTGCTTGACCTTGGAGTTTTACATCCTCAATCTTATGGTCCAAAACCAAATCCTGAGCAGCACGAGCAGTAGCTTCGGAATCAATATTATTCTGAAGTACTTGGTCTGCAGAGGTACGAGCTTGAGCCTCTTGGTCAATTTTACCTTGCAAAGCCTTATCTGCATTAGTACGGTCAGCTACCTCTTTAGAAATTTCATTATGAAGAACTTGGTCCTCAGAATGACGGTCTACTGCTTCCTGGTCAATCTTACTCTGCAATGCTTGAGTATCTGATTGACGATTAGTGATTTCCTCATTAATCTTAGAATCCAGTACGGTATCTGCATTGGTACGATTTGCAGTTTCTTCAGCAATCTTTGCCTCGAGTGCAGCCTTGTCATTGATATGAAGAGTCTTAAGGTTATTTACACTTTCCTTAATCTCATTATCGGCAGCGATACGTTCATCTTTTTCCTTTTGAATAAGGTCCTTGAGTTCTTTCTCAAGTTCACCATTATCTTGATTTACCTTATCTTCAAGGTCTTTGATGTCTTCAGCATTCTTATCTACCTTCTTCTCAACTCGGTCGATTTCAGCTTTTAAGTCTGCCTTAACGGTATCAATCTTCTTATTGATTTGGTCTAACCCATATTCTAGGTTATCCTGAACTGCAGCTACTTCAGCACCCAGAGCAGCTTCTGCTTCCTTAGCACGACTTACTTCCTCGCTAAGAGAAGTACGAAGCTCGGTAAGTTTATTTGTGATAGTTGTTGCAAAGTTGGGGTCATTGCCCAAGGCTTCTGCCAACTCCTTAAGAGTATCAAGAGCATCATCAGCACCATCAACCAGGTCACTGATTGCCTTCTTAACATCCTCTTCAGTTTGGAACTTGAGGTCATTTTCAAGCTCTGAAACTTTAGTGATGTAGTTTGCTTTCTCCTCGATTCCATCCAACTTAGCCTTAAGCTCGTCGGTAAAATCGTTTTTAGATAGGTCATATCCTTCCTTCTTATCTACCTTATTTTTGATAGAAAGTACGAAAGCCCAGAACTCATTTATAGTTCCCCCAAAGCCAGCACGAACAAAGTCATCATAGTAACCCTGTAACAACCGCTGGTCAATCTCTTCGCAGGTGTAATATTTACTTACATACATATTTATAAAATTTAAGGATTAATTACTGAACGTTGACGACCCAGTAAGAATTCCGAATCTATATCCCTGAATGGTTCTCCCTCTGAACCACAGAAGGCATTCATTGGTATATTCGGATTTTCTGGATCTACATCTCCACCGTCTTCTATATCCCCCCGTATGCAAGCATAATCGGGAAGCTTATTTACACGGAATTTCATTACCTGGCCTATACCAGGATGAGGTATTATTTTATCCCAGATATCCCCGAAGTAATCTTGAAAGCAGGTGACAAATTTGTTTCCGGTCATCGATTGAAATGCCGTTACATCATTGCCATTACCTTTCATTTCAATATGAACTCCAGAGGTACCATTGAGGATAACCAGATTACTATCAAACCAAATTCCACTGTTTGTAGTAATTGGTGTCCACCTCAGTACTAACATCTTTGCCATATACTTTATTTTTATTCTACAAATTCAACTTTGGTATCTCGGTCTCTCTTTAGGATAATCATGAAAACTAAAGCCTCATCCTTTGCCTGAGCCGTTTGAGTATCACCTGATGGCTTATAAACTATACCGTTGATTACAAACCTATCTTGTTCCCAATTAAAATCCCAATAACCCTCCGGTGTAAGATAACCGATTTGTTCTATATAAGATTTAGAAATTAGTATTGATAAGTTTTCGTCATCCAATTCTCCAGTGATAGTTGCCTTGTTGATAGGCCAGTTTCTGAAAGCATTGTAGTAACATAATGCTTCGATTTGGATGTTATAATATTTAGGTATACTATCCTCAGCATGGCTGAGAAGTTGGTTAACGTTTTTTGCCCAAGTGATTGTTTGTCTACCGGCATCCCAATCTAAGAAGTCAGTGATAATTTTCTTGTACCTATCCCAAGAGCGGTTCTTTACCATTCTCCAGGGTTCTTTTGTCATAACTCAGTAAGGATTGATTTATTACCACCTTTCACAGGAGTACTTGGATTAGGTCCATCCAATACACCTGGTTGCCTTCGGTTAACTACTCGAGGAACTACGATTCGTGATACAGCATCACAGAACGGCAGGTATATTTCCAATCTTGAAGCTAACATACAAAGGTTCTTTCTTAATTCGTCTATTAAGCCACCTGGTTGCATTGCTTGAGAAAGTGTTTTCCATAATGAGCTTGCAGCTTCTGCCAGAGTGTCATAATATTGAACTTCAGTAGGCCCAGTAGTGATTTGTTTAATCCTATCACCTCGGGCAAGTTCGGGTTTAGAAGTACCATCACCAGTTTGCTCTTTGGTAGATGTAATTTGACTTAGGTATTCGGAAGTACTTGTCAATAGATTAAGTATCTTCACATTAAGAAAGTCCCATGCTGCCAATTCCATTATTAATTGGTTTTCTAGTGCTTCATACCATAATTCATCAGTATATTTATCTGGTGCAATTGTATGGTTTACTAGTGGTCCAATATAATATTGCCATTTAGTGATGTATATAGATTTCTCTTCCCTGGTCATACCATCGGATATTTCTGAAGGTATGTAGTAATCAATTAAGTTATATATTGTATCGGCTAATGCCGTATGCCCATAATCACAAACTACCAGAGTCTTATCTACGGTAAGGTCTAAACCGGCAGAGTTAGTTACGTGTAAGGTAACTGTATAAAAACCGGGAGTTTCATAAGAATAGGAAACATGTCTTCCACCATTGAAAACCTCTCCCTTATCATCGCCAAAGTCCCAGTCAAAAATGGATTTGGCCGGGACTTTGGATATGACTCTGAATGAAACTTCCAGACCTGACGTAACGTACAAAAAGTCCAGATTGTTATTCATATTAGTCTGTCTTATGTAATTTTCATATATTAACCTTTAGAAGAAGATTCAAATTCTTCCAGCAAAGCCTGGAGAAGTGTTTCTACTGTATCATCTTTCTCGGCAACGATTTCATGTAAACCAGCTACCAGCTTCAGTTCTTCAAGAGAGTATCCCTTTGAAAGCTTTTCCAAAGTCATGCCCTTTTTAAACTGGGCATTTAACCTCTTGTCCAACTTTTCGATATCAGCCTCTGAATACTTTTCGATTTCCGATTTATCGGCAATAATAATCAGATGACCCGAAGCAACAGCCTTCTGAATTTTCGGTGTACGGAATTGACGACGAGTGAGTTCTTTTTCTTCTCCTCTACAAATGGTAATACCAGTTGATTGGTCATGAAAACTGTAAGCTCTTGGTCCCACAGTTAATGTATATTTATCTTTAGCCATATTTTCTAAGATTAAAATAAAAGGTAATTAAAGAGGGGATGGGTCTTTTTAGTTACCCACCCTCTCTGGGAATTTATATAGATGAAACCGGACGTTCTTATTCAAGATTAACCATCAGGTAAGGATCTACGTTCATGAATTCCGGGAATCCGAATTCAGAGAACTTCTTATCTGCAGCCAGCAACAGAGCAGCATCTTGGTACATCTTGGAGAAGCCAGTAGTTAAGCTTGCATAAACAGCCTCGGTTTGGTTAGAAACGATTCTTTCAGATTCCAACATCAATTGACGAGCGGTAAGCTTAATCAAGGCAGCAGATGTATCAATCAACAGCAACTGTTGGTCGGGTGTACCCGGGTGAATATAGAAGTCAGCATTCTTGGGAACAGGAGACTTAACATTCAGGGTAGCTTCTGTAGTACCAGAGTGACGATCCTTGAATTCTGGCAAGTTCAACATTTCAATTGCCTGATCTTCACCACCAATCATAGTAGTAAAGTTACGTCCCATACGAGCAGCACGAACCCAAATATGCAATAGATCCTTGTAAGTAATGCCATTGGTTGTTTCGTATACACCAATTACTGGGGCAGACTCAGAGCCATCAGGGTTGTTACCATTGATAGCCACGTCCATAGCCAGAGTATCCAAAGCATAACCCAACTGAACACCAAAGTCACGAAGATAGATCCCCAAGACATCGAGTGAAACATAGTTACGAACTTCATCAGTAAGTTTGAAACCCTTTCCGATTTTGAAGAGGCTAACTGATTTTTGTCCGAAGCTAACATCACCCAATGGAATAGTTTCTGCCTCGTTAACCTTTGCAGGAGCAGCATCCGACATATTAACCATCGGCATAATTGCTTGCAATCCGTTAATGGATTGGTCTGAAGCGATGATGTTCGGATAGAACGGTGCTTGACGCATACCAAGAGTGATAGCAGCACGGATAATCTCCGGAACAATCCAACGGATATTCTGCTGAGGCATAGTAAAGATGTTCTGCATGGTATCAACCTTTGGATTGATGCCCACCTTTTCGAAGAGTTCATCCTGTGAAATTCCCCATTTACCCGTAACCAATTCTTCAAAGGTTACTTCTACAGGCTTCTTATCCTGTGAACCGGAACGAACAGCTTCCAAGCTTCTTACCATTTCCGGCAGCTCATTCATAAAGTCCTGAGCCTTCATTTTTGTAATATCAATCTTATTTTCCATAACTTTCTTTTCTCTTATTTAATGAGTACTTGGATTACCTCATTTGCCTCTTCTGCAGGATTGAGGGCAATGAACGGAGTTGAAGTTGCTTGGTTAGCTTTTACGAATCTATCGTTAAGCAATTCTCCATCGGGAGTTACATAGCCAGCTTCGATATTTTCGTTTGATACCCAGTTACAAATCATGTAACCTTCCATAGCTACTGTTACCTCTACCGGGAAATTTCTTTGAGGTTGATAAGCAGGGTTAACGTTATCCGTTACTGCTACACCCAAATAAACTTGAGTAGCTGTATCAGTGCAAGGGTAAATCAAACCTTCTTCATTCAAAGCCACTGGCATACCCTGTACGATTTTCTCTCCAGCTTTAACATTGAAAGCCTGATGCAATTTGTGGGATTCACTCTTGTAAATCACCGCTCTCGGGGTTCTTTCCCCAAAGAGAGTAAGTTGCTGAGGGTCGTTTACGATTTTAGTTTTTTCCATAACGCGGATTATTTATATTAGTTATTTGATTTTGTTTCGATACAAATTATCGATTACATTCTTAGTACTCGGAGATTCTGAATTCCGTTGGGTATCAGTACCCTGGGTTCCAGTTTTACCCTCGGTATCATCCTCAGCAATTGAGGAAGCACGGTTGACGTCCTTAGAACCACATTTTGAGCAAGTGAGAGGGAACTTCTCTTCCAAGCGAGCTTGGTAATCCTTAGTCAAGGAAACAAGAGTAGTAATACCAGTTGTTTCTGCATTAAGCATTGTAACAATGGTTTCATCGGCATTATCACCCATCAATTTTTTGTAGGTTGCTACTGCATCTTCACGAAGAGAAGCAATATGATTCTTTCCTACAGTTGCCATCTCTTTCAGATTAGCCACTTCTGCATTCAGGTTAGTAACCTGTTCCGTAAGAGAATTTTTCTCTGTAGTAAGGTTATCTACTGAAGTTTGCAGTTCATTTCTGGATGATACCAAACTTTGAATGCAGGCAACTACTGTTTCCTGATTCATTTCTTTACCTTCCTCAAGGGTAAGCAGATTATCCCCGAAGAGGCTCTCTAGAAATTTTTGTAATTCGTTCATACTATTTTTTTCGTTTGATTGATTATCCTTGGCATCATTATCATTAAAAGAACCTTGAGTATCGTCCTTTTCTTGATAAGAAGTTAGGTCAGATTTATAATCGGTAAAGAAGTATTGCTTCGATTTATCGTCTCTATATTCTTCATAAGATGCCCAAGTTCTTTTAGCAAAGGTAGGATTAATAATCTTACCATCAGAACCGATTTTTTGAGCAAAAGAATCAGCTCCATGAGATACCAATGAAGTCTCCAGGTAACGAACTATCTCAGTAACCATTCTACGTACCATCACTCCCTTAGAATCATAGGTACCGAGTTTCTGATAGAATTCGTTGTCCTCCATTTGGGGATGTGATTTATCCCACTTGAATTGTACTGTGACAGAGTTACTGTGAATTGAGGGTGGTTCCATAAGTATACCTCTAGCAATCCTTGGATTGGCTTTACCATCAATTTTCAGAATACCGTTGATACCTGCAGGTATAGTGAAGCTTCCATCTTTGTAAGACTCTTGCCACATTACCTGAGATACAGCACCAATAGCATTACCTATGTTAGTTTCATGGTCACAGTTTACTGTTTGACCAAGTAACATTTTCATAGAAGCTTTCAATACTCCATTTTGACCAAAGTCTGTAGGATTCCAATTCTTAGATACAATCGTTTCCGAAAGTAATCTGAACATAGGTTCAATGAACTCTTCATCCTTAGGAGTTAATTCCGATTTATCCAGGTTAGGATAATAGGTATTATAATCTATATCCCCTCCCCAAAATCCAAATTGAGCAATGGAGTCCGGTGTAGGATTCTTCCATTTATAGTAATTCTCTGAGAAAGTCTGGGCTCCCACTGCTTCTGGGATATACCCAGCCATAATGGTATGGCCTTGACCTATCACCATAGAATCAAGATGCTCTTTGTTTTTCTTTGTAAATTTACTCATCTTGGTTTAGTATTTTGGTCTCCTCGAGAAGGAGCCGGGTTATTCTTATCTCTTGACCTACGAGCAGATTGGTTTTTATCATCCTGCCTTTGTTTCTTTTTAGTTCCCTCTTGAGGATCTGAATTACCACCTTTAGCAAATTGATCTTCCAATGAAACTCTTGGTTCTTTCTCATCCGGGGAATCATAGCCCATTGCCCAAGCATACTGTTCTTGGCTAATAATACCAGCCTTATACAGTAAGTCAAGGTTCTGTATCTTATACTGAAGACCCTGTTGGATTTTAACTTCATCAGAAACTGTAGAAGTTCCCCAATCAATCTTCATTCCCTTATTATTAAATCCTGCCAGACGCAGTTCTAGAGAATAAAGTCGATCTAATACATAAGCTACAAGCATTTGGATATTTTTTAACTGGCTAATCATCTTAGACAGCATTATACCCGTTGCCCCTTCACCAGTAGTAGCAGATACTCCAATAATAGAACCATTAACTCCCAAACCATTAGCCACGGATTGTTGATTCATATTCCAAGGCTTTTCGATATTACCAAGTTCTTTGGTAGTAGAGTTGAGTTTAAATTCGTGGTCATCAATATAACCCGCAACAACCCCATCCTTCATGCCATCCTTAACATTACGTTTTAAAAGATTGAGCTCTCGGTTTAGTCTAGATTCATAGGCATTTATACTTTCGTTAGCCCTTTGAGGGGATTTCTGCATTTTAGCTTCAAGAAAACCCACCATACCACAAATCTCCATGATATGTTTGAAATTAATCTTCATATCATTTTGACCCTTGAGAGAATCTAAGGCAGGCATAAAGGGAGGAACTCCATAGGGTTCATCTGTATCATTGAACATACCAACATAGAAATAAGTTTCTGGGTTAAGCTTAATGTAATCTTGTTGCTTGTTCCAGTAATTATGATTCTTTTGATAAGGATGATACACCCCATTTAATTCACGTTTAAACTTGATATATTCTGGTTTAAGGAATAATACCGTAGCCAAACCATCTAGTTTATCATTGGGAACTCCCTCTACAGATATTGCTCCACTTACAAGAAGTTGAACAATCATTTTGTTAACTAAACCATCTATACCGGCAGTATATCTGGTCCATCCTTTGGTTGCTTTTTTAAGATGGTCTCTCATCTTAGAAGCCTCTTCATCGGTATTGTTTGGAAAGGTTACTGTATGACTGGTGTTAGCTAACTTAAACATATCTTGCAATGCAATGCCCATATCCGGATTTACTTTATATAAATCTCGGATTAAAGGTATTACATCAACACGAAAAGAGGGCTCGACTAATTTAGTCAACCCCTGTAATGATGTGATTAAGTTATCGCTATCATCGTCAACTGAAACTCTACCAGGTGATATTGGAGTGGTAGGCTTTTGCTCTTTATTAGAGGAGGTACCATCTTTGGGAGGGTCCTTCTTACGTCCCCAAACCCAATTAAAATTGAAGTACTTTTTCATCTTGGTTGTACGATTACGTTAGTTTTTCCTTTCCTTATGTGATTGCATATTGCTTTTCCAAATATATCATCATCTGAGTATACGTCTCCTTCAAGGTCTACATCAACAGCAGAATTATTTGCTCTATGTTTACCCATTGCAACAGGCCTACCTAAACCATCATAGATGAAAGTATAAGCTTCCTGAACAAAAAATGGGTCCTTTATGATTACGTTATCATTTCTGATATCTTCTTCTAAGTTTTCTATTATCACTGAACGATTCTTTTGTGTAGTTAACCAACCAGGAGATTGGTCCATTTCTGGTCTACTCTTTCCCTTTTTCTTAAGCATTTTTTGGTAGTAGTACAGCTTTGGATAACCTTCATCTTGAAGTTTAGAGGTTACTGCTAAACCCACATCATTAGATTCCGGAGCTATAGTAGCCCAATTATACAATTGCCCGGTATCTCCAAGTAATTTAGCATAAGCTCCTACTGCCATTCTTCCCTTATATATTGCTTGTTCTTCTCCTGTCTTATCCATACAAGTGAATGAGGAATAGTCAGAAGCTCTACCAGTTGCAACGTCAGCACCAATGAAATATTCTTTATCTGATTCGGGTTCACAGAATTGTCGGTATTGACCATTAAATCTCTTCTTAATAACTGGGTAATCACTAAGGCAGTCTTCGATAGCTTTAATATCGGCTAAATCGAAGACTGTATTACCAGATGATAAGAAGTCACCATCAATTTCTTGTGCAGTTCGTTTTGCTCCCAAAGCAGAAGACATTTGGTTATACCAATTGATATCTCGTTCTGGGTGCATTTGCCAGTATAATCGAATTGGGTTAAAAGGATTACCTCCTGCAATGGCATCTACCCAAGTTGAGTGATAGAAATTACCAACTCCATAGGGAGTGGAATTGACGATGGCAGCTCCACCAGTGGAAAGAGTAGGGAATGCAGCAGCCCAAATTTGAGCAGCCCATCTTACTACTGCTGCCTCGTCAATTACCAGAAGAGAAAGGGATTCCGAACGACCGGCTTCGGATGATGTCGGAATTGATTCAATAAATGACCCATTATCAAATTCTATCATGGAAGCAGAACCGTATTCTCCAGCTCTACCATTGATTATGGGAGTTTGAAGGTACCATGGAAGATTCTTGTACATGAACTTAATCTTCTTAAGCACCTTCTTAGCAGTTGTGTCTTTGATAGAGATAATGTTTATCTTTTTGTTGGGATGGTACATCGCCAACCAAAGACAGTACATTGAAATAAGTTCTGTAATTCCTGCCTGACGGAATTTGAGAATGATATTGAATCGTTGGGCAATGAAATTGTAGAGAACAGATTTCTGAAATGGGTATAAATCGAATCTTACCTTTCCTCTTACTGGATGTATCACATAGCAAAAAAGGCTAAAAAAGAAAACATCACTAGAAACTCGGGATAGGTTTGATAGCTCCTCCCGAGTTAATGTAGTTCTAGTTTCTGAGATAGTCTTTGCCATTACTTAAAAGTTATACGTTATTTGAAATTCGATGTCAGTACCCATCCCTGATTTTATCTTCGGGTAGTAAAAGGTATTGACTCCGAATTTGTAATTAAATCTCTTAGTCTTGATTGAAAGACCAGCTCCCATATCGAAGAGATTATTGAAAGGTCTATATTTGCCGTAAACATAGGGCTTAAGTGATAACCTTGCAACTTTCTTTCGAGTTAATTGACCTTCATACCAGTTGTAGTTGTACTTATCTAAATCGATTGGGAACAGCTTAGTTGAATAAGTTCCAGTCTGTTGATTGAATAGACTCAAATTCAACTTATCTTTCTTCAAAACAATTTGAACCAGGGAATCTTGTTTACTGATAGCTGGCTGCCTTAGCATGGAATCAGGAAAGAGAGTTGGCTGCCTATTGTCGTAACTATTATCGTAAACTAAGATTTTACCTGGTTCAATTTCTTTAGAATACTTCTTCTCTGGTTTGAAAGGTTTGTCTTTGTATACTGTATCTGGGATTTCATTGACCGCTAGTTCCAGGAAATCAACTTCTCGAGAAAGTTTATAATTCCTGAAGCAAAGGTAAATAGTAAATCCTAGAAGTACAATAAACAAGGCATTCTTTAAATTCTTCATGGTTTAAAAAATTTAGGAAGTTCGTACGCTTTAATAATACTATCTGTTCGGTAATCGCTTAGCGATTACCTTTATCGAACGAAGTGAGATAATATCCAAATATACTACTTACGATATGATATATGAATAGCTATATATACGCAGATAAATATATAGATATATATACGTAGTATATTATATATCTATATATTTCAAGGCACCCCAGAAACTTATATATAAGACTTTATATATAAAGCTGAAACTCAAGGTTCTTTGGTATTTGCCTTTTTGAGGCATTTTTTGAACCAAATCCCTACCTCATAAACCGAACCTTTGGCAATTGTGTACCTTGCCTTGTTAAGCCAATAATGGTAATCCTTAAAATCACCTTCGAAGGTATTACTATTTTTGTGAAGGTAAACTTTGAATTTATCAGGGAATCCCATAATTGCCTTGAAGTCTTCGATTCCCAAGGGGTAGCCATCTGGTCTAAATTGCCTATCTGCAGGTCTTAGAGTTAAAGGTGGTTTATCATACTCCAATCGATATACTCCTGGAAGAGTACTCATCTTTGCAGTTTTGATAGGCCACTTCTTTTCATCCTTGAAATCTCTAACCCAGAGTCTATGTATCTTTGCTACTGTAAGATTCTTCTTCTCAGGGAGCTTTCGATAGTCATACATTGCCAGAGTTTTACTCATGAACGGAATCTGGTTAGTATTATTTTCCTGAGAGAATGTGAGTGGTTTAAGTAGATTTCTAGTAGTTGTTGGAGTTTTTACTTGGAATATTTCATCAAAAGCATTCAAGTATTTCTTACCGGTCTTTTTATGTACTCCAATGATGAGTAATCGCTTCCTTGACTCTTGGGAGTTTCCGTAGTCTAAAACTGACCTTTCGTGAAAAACTAATTTATAGTCTTTGAAGGTTTCCTCAAAGAAATCCTTGGGAAGCAAGGTTAGCAGTCTTGGTAGATTTTCTATAAGAAATATCTTGGGTTTATACTCGAGTATTGATGCAATTACTAGATTAAGACTACGGTTATCTTTGGGATTACCTAATTCTTTTACCTTGGATAACCTCATAATACTAGAACTACCGCAATCGGGGCTTGATATAATTATGTCTACTTTCTCATCAAATTCTTGTAAACAAAAGCCCTTATAGAACGGTATATCTCCAAAATTTAATTTCCATTGTTCTTCGCCTGGAGTGTGGAATACTCCCCTTATCTCTATGTTCCCTAACAAATTCTTCTTAAAAGGGAACAGGAGTGCACCCTGTCCAGCGCACACTCCCAATACCCTTAGTTTCTTCATTTCTTGTAGCTTCTCAATTTAATGTATTTAATCCAAGCAAATGGCTTACGGTCTTCCAAATAACTCAGATTCTTATCATTATTGTGAGCTTCCTCTTCGAAACTTACATCATGATATCTTTCATTCTGTTTATTCCACTTGGCAAAGCACATGATGATTATATATTCGATAACATACCAAAGGTAGAAGAATCCAAAAGTCAGAGCCACTACCCACCAAAAGGACATACCAAATGATAACCAGAGTATGATACCAAGTACCAAACCCACTATACTACACTCAATCTGCTGTATCTGATGAATACACTCATGATTGATATCATCAGGTTTACACTCTTCTACTTTGTGTTTGAAGAATGAGTTATACACCAGAGTAATTGCTTTGTAACTGGGGAAAAGAAATACTTTTGCTACCCAGCTGTTAAAATGACATCTTTTCATAATTTATCTTTGAAGTTTTCGTAAGCATTTCTTAGTTTTTGGTCGTAGGCATTCTGGGCATACCCGGGACCATTGTATTTTCTGGCAAAGCCAGCCCAGTCCTTTTCTTTGAGATTACTCAAACAACCCGAGTTATTCATGAAATAATACATGAGTTCCAATTGTTTCTCATGAGATTCAGACATCTTGTGAACAAATTCGAAGACATCTTTACATCCACAAAGATGGTGATTGAATCCACAGATTTGGAACATTCCCCAACTTGCAGACTTTAATGCACATTCTTCATCAATTTCCTTGGCTAATTCGAGCCTTTTGTACTCGTGTACACCTCCCAAGTACTTCGATTTATCCCATTTAGGGAAGAAAATCGTAGAATATCTCTTACAAAGGTAAGCTAAATCTCTGTCAGGGAATTTCTTATGTACTTCTTTGTACATAATGTGACCCTCAAAGAGAATTTGAGGCCTACCATCAGCTAAAAACCCATCTCTACCTGCTGCTTCTACCAATTGAACAGCCTTCAATAGAGCAGGTTCTAGACCTAAGCTATTAGCAAGGTCTTTAATCATTTCATTTGTTAGTTTATCCATAACTTATCAGTTTTAATGGTTCAATTTTAGTAACAAAAGTATTGCTTATAACCCATTTTCAATATGTTTCGAGGTTCTATTATCATATATAACTTATAAAATAATGCAATATGGACAAGAAAAATGAATGCCAGATATGTGGCAAACCGATTAATTTAGAGGAATTCGATGAAACTAGAGAGATTCCCCAACTTATGGCAAGAAAACAAATTTGTTTTCAATGTGCTTTTTGGTCTAATCGATTAGCTTATGATAAAGAGCTTGAGAAAGAGGGTAAAATTGCCGTAATTACTCCCGATTATTCTCATTGGATAACTAGAATACCGGGAAGTATTTTAATGGTACCTTCTGCTTTTGGGGGAATTTACCAAACTAAACTCCAACCAGTCAACACTCTTGGTGTTATAGATGAAGATAAAGAGAAACTTTTCATCATCCGTTATAATAACATCACTCACCAGGGCACTATACCGGAGCATCTAAGAGATGCTTTTAAAGTAAACGGAATATTTCTATCTCCACAGGAATACAAAATGCTAGAGGATTACCGGGGCAATGCCTATGAATTTATAAAAAATAAAATAGATAATGCAATAAATAAAGAATAATTTCGTATATTTGCATAAAGAAAATTTCTAAATAAAATAGATATGAAAAAAGAAAAGAAAGAAGCTAAAAAGCTCAAAGAAGGTGATGAAGTTATCTTCGTATTATCAGGAAGACCCATCACAGAGAAAGTAACAGTAGAATCCATCGATAAGAAAGGTGGATTTGCAATGCTCAGTAACCGGGTAAAAGTTGCAAGAACTCTCGGTCCTGATAATACATATCCAAGGTTGGATGGGCAAAAAGGAGATGTTCTTCCTCTCACAGAAGAAAATGAAAGAGTATTCCTTGCATATAAGGCTTATTTCTCGATTAAGAGAAACATAGAGTTCCTTGACAAGGAAATGAAAAGTATGAAAGATACCGATGCTTTTGATATGATGATTGAATTTGATAAGAAGCTTACCAAGATAGTTAACAAATACTTCAAAGAACAATGACTACTGTATTAGCAATAATTTATTTGGTATGCTTACCGTTCACTGTATTTTTTGTAAGGGCTTGCTTGGATTATTTACCCTATACTCACAAAATACACTCTCTCGTTTTATTCATCTCGGTATGGATAGTATTACCTCTATTTCCGATTTATCTATTAATCAGATACATAAAATACAAATTACTATGAGATACTTTTTTGACAGAGATGGTAATTATGCTGGGACATCAATGCAAGGGTGGGAGATAATTCTCCTACTCTTATTCCCAGTTGCTTTAATAATCTTCTTCGTATTCTTACCTTTCTTCATCTTGGCTAAATATAATGCTAGAGAAGAAGATAAAAAATACGAAGAAGAACATCCAGAAATACTAAAAGCAGATTCTTATATTACCTGCTGGTATCCCTGGCATAGGTATTCTGTTGCATATACCCTTACTTTAATACTCTGGGTAATTGCTTTTATAATTGGGATATTATCTTAATCTCAATATAAGTCTTAGGTTGGAGCTCCCCAATAAAAGTTCAAATCTAATGGATATTTTTTAGTGGGGTTAAACCTACTTGAGAGTATAAGAGTACCACTGCTAACAGAGGGGGTTGAATTTTTTTTAAGAGTATAGGAACCCAATCCAGTTGTTTTTATTGTAAAGTATTGGTTATCGGGTATATTGTAATTAGGGGCAAAAGCATTACCATCTTTATCAAGGCAGGACCAAGACAACATTTCGAAATTTCCCGGGTACATATTAGATATGTAGACATTAATCATATGTCTATTTTGATTTACTATCCAATTCTTATTTATGGTACCCTCAGCCATAGATCCACCTTCGCCACTAATATTGGTAGTAGCAGCAAAAAAAGCACTTGTGTCTACTCCATTGATGGTTATAGGATTAAAACGTATTTCCCAATATTCTTTTTCTTCAGGAGTAGTAAGGTGTAAATTTATTTTATTACCAGATTCATTTTGTGTAAGTATACAAAGCCCAGAAGTACCGTCATTTCGTGCAGTAATCTGAATCTGATTGTTACTCTTGTCTTCCTCCAGAACATAGTCCGGGGTATTGATGCTAGCAGTATATCCAACATCAATAACTCCGGACAATTTGCCATTTACATATTTAGTTTTCTGGGATTGGATAGTCCATCTCTCAGAGTTTCCCTGTCTTATTTCTGCATATACATCTTGGGTAGATCTCCCCCCCCCCTAATTTAAGAACTTTATTTTCCATAATGTATAATGTTTTTAGATTGATACTGTTCCTCCTGCACTTGGTACTATAAATGACCCCTCTGATATCCAGGTAGCACCTGGTTTAGTATATACAGCTACTCTATCTCCAGTAGTACATTCTATTCGAGAACCAGGTTCTGAGTCATTGGCATAGAATGGAATCTTCATAGTAGTAGTACCAGTTGCTGAGAGACCTTGTATATACACCTGACCTGAAGATGATGTATTCTGTGGCCTAGCTCCCCTGCCAAAGAGATAGTAGCCTGTATCTGTGGGCAATCCAGAGAGAGTGAATGTAGAAGCCACAAGGGGCTTCTGAGTAACTGGTATACTAAGGTTAGCATCCCCACAGGTTAAGAAGATATGCCCTGAACGGTTAGCTCCAGTTTGATTACTCGATAAAGCGGTCAGGGATAAAGTGTAATGGTTCTCAAGAGTACCCACTGGGGCAACGGATACTGCGCACCAATCGGGAGCACTACCCACATGGGGAGTTTCTGGCTTTTTAGACCCATCACTACCATTTAAATATGCCATCACAAGGATTTGAGCAGTATTACCTTTATTACCACCTAAAGGCAGTGAGTTTGAAACCATTTTTATGTATCCAGTATAGGTAACACCGGATCCCTGAGTTACTGTGAGATTGATTTTGTTACCAGATCCATCCTGGTCAAATGTCAGAGTAGTAGACCTTGAGGACCCAGTATTTTCCGAATAGTTAATTTTTACATCTAAGTAACCATCTCCAACGGTAACTCCTCCCCAAATAGCCCAACTTACGGAGGCTGAGCCCAAAGTACAAGAGGGTGTAGAGGTTGAAACTACTTTGCCATTTACCAGTTTCCTTTTGAGGGAAGTGATACGGTAGGTTATAGTACCACCTTTTGAAGATACAGTATCTGTACCTGTATCTGTAATTGCACGTGCTAGTTTGAATAATGTTTTTTCTTCCATATCTTTATAAGTTTTTGGTTTATAGAAAGAACTTTGATATTGTAATCTACCAGGGGGATAAGGTGGATGAGAGCCAGGGATGTTTTATTCTCTGGCTTCTTTGTGTGTTATGTGAGCATGTGTGGTTGTGGGATATCTAGGTATGCCCTTAATACGAAGAGTGATTTTTGTGGGGTAGTAAAATATGTAATTTGCCTTCAAGGTACCCCTTAATGCGAAAGCTTCGAAAGTTGTGGTACTAAAAGGGGAGTACGGTTCCGTTAAATTTAACATTCAAAAATAAAAAGTAAGGGACAAACATTTTTATTTATCCCTTTGCTTTCTTTCAATCTTTAAATGTTTCTTTATCGTCTTTCAAAATTTCTTTTAAATCTTTATAGCATTGAATTGCTAACCAAATTACACCAACAAATAAAAATATATTTAATAACATAGAATTTAATTTTTTAAGTGAGTAGGGAAATATTTCCCTACTCTGATTTGTTTTTACTTCAAGGAGTTTTTCACAATTTCGAGACCTTTTATTAATATCTCTTTCTTTTCTTCTTTAGTATTTTCACTTGCAATAGAAGAAAAAGAAAAATCGTTTGTTACGTAGACTTGTTTATAAAAGTCTATAAAGCCCTCAATTAGTTTTTTATCTGCATTTGTTGCAATCGTTGAAAGAAAATTGAAAGTTACGTTTCTGAACTTTTTGCGTAACGATTTAATTTGTTTTTCGTTTGCACCCTCAAAAAGTTCTTTTTTGTAAATTTCTGTTTTTGTCCCTAAAGAAGTTTTGAAAAGTCCTGTGTTTTTTTCTTTTACGCTTTTCAATACGTCTAAAGCAATCAAACTATTTGCTTTTGCGTTTGCACTTGCTTTTTCTACATTCACGTTATTAATTTGCTTTTTCATAATAAAATGCTTGAAAGTTTTATTATTAATTATTTTTATTACCTTTTCAAATAGACCCTCAAGACTTTTTAAACTATTCTAATAAGGTATTATTTGTTTTATTTCTGTATTGCAAAGATAAGAACTATTTTTTAATCTACAAAATTTTTAGAGAATTATTTTCTTAAAAAGTTTTAATTAAAAATTTATTCAAATATCGCTTTGTTTTTCTCACATTGCAAAGATACGAACTTTATTTTAATCTACAAACATTTTCAAGAAAAATTTTTGAGAAAATGAATAATTTTATTTTCAAAATTATTTTTGTGAAAAATTCATAAAATAGAAAATATTGTGCACTTAATATTTGCACTTAATTTTGGAGGTTCACAAGGGTAATCTTCACACGCCTTGTAGTGGGCATATATGATATGTATATGGATATTCTCCTATATGGCTTATGCCTGTCCTCTTGAGAGTGTATTATATACCTGTATATTGAAGGCCATTAATAGACTAAGGTGATAAAGAATTAAGGCCGATTAGCTATATCCCTATTATTGCCCTCTATAAACCTATTAGGTCCTAATTCAATAAGGCCATATAGGGACTATGGTAAGCCTATAGAAATTAGGATAGCCTATAAGGGCTTACTAAGTTAGCGTAAGTAAAAACCCAGAACCTTAGTTAGGCCTGGGCAATATTCTTATTCTTGGCAACCTATGGTACTATCTGAGTCTAGGATTATTATATGTTCTGATTCATATATGGGTTCTGGGTTTGTGGGTTTATTCGTTTGGCAATGGGATATAATACCGGTATAGATATCGTATAAGAAAATATGTAGGCCTTGGGTTAGGTCTAGTTTGTTTATTTCTTCTTGTTCTCTTAGAGTCCAGGTGTCAATGGCATCATCCTTGAGAATCCTGGCTAGGTATTCGAAATTGGTTTCCATTGTGATATATGTATTATAGGGTTAGTATTCGCAATATTCTCGTTCAAGGTAAATGTTGAGATCCTTGAAAAGTTTGATACCAGGTATAGGACCATCATTTTTGTCCCAAATCTCAAATTCTATAAATTGGGTCTCATAGCCTTCTATATCTGAAATAGAGAGAAGATAGTTCTGGCTTGGGTCAAATTCTTCAAGGAAAACTTCGATAGTAGCCTTAATCCTAATAGGGTGAGTATTAGTAATGCCTTGTACGATTTGTGTTAATCGGTTTGATAATTCTTCTGTGTTCATAGGTAAGTGAGTTTTAAGTGATTATTATTTTATTTTCTTACTGCAAATATAAGAACAATATTTTAATTATGCAATATCCTTAATAACCTACGAAGGTTATTAAGGGCCTTGAATTATATTTGCCTAAATCCTCGGGGCCATGAATGGAGATTGCCATTTACCTTCCCTACCTATAACTAATATTATATAATACCTAATGGTTCTTGGTAATCAAGGTACCTCTAAATCACAAAATTGTCCTAGAATACAAAAGTTAATGCTAATATAAATACTAAGCAAATAAATTACAGAGTTACTAGGAATATTACCTAAATATGCCCCTTGAAGGCCTTAAATCCTATAAACCATTTAGCCCTAAAACCTAACAAATAATTTGCCTTGATTACCAAATCTTATTACCTAACCCCAACCTATATGTATTATATAATACCTAATATAATAACTTGGTGAAGGCAATCAAGGCTAATTAGTGATGGCCATTAATCGACAATGTACTAAAGCTATACTACCTACATACATAGAAGCTACATAACATATCTGTATTATATAATCTCCTACCTTCGAATTACCTTGAATGCAATCTATAATATAATACATATAAAGGGTACTCAAGGCAATCTGATTTAGAGGCCATTAGGGGACGAAAAATTATCATCACATAGGCCTTTTTGTGATTGCCTTTAAAGTGTGGGGTAGTAGAGCTAGAGAGCTATATAGTATAGTGGCTATAGTGTAGTTGAGTGGCTTTGTATAGTAGAGGGGTTATCATTTGCCTTGTTTGCCTAAATCCCCAAAACCCCCGGCGAGGTACCTTGATATGTATTAGGATATATTGATTATGTATTATATGATTGGTATGTAGTATAGTAAGGGGTATATGTGTATTAGGTATTTTATTATATGTACCTTAGTTAGGATGGTAGCTTAGTTAGGCTCTATATGATTTTGTTATTTTGTTTTGTTTGGGAGGGAGGGTATTGGTTATAGGTATATGGTTAGGTACCTATATAGGTGGGATAGTGATATTAGTGATAGGGTATATAGGATTAGGGTTAGGCTTTGTGATAAGAGGTATCTTATTTTGTTTGTTGGGTGGGAGTGCTTGTAGGCTTGGTATATTTTCTCATTGCGTATGAGGGTTAGGATGGTGACTACGGATAGGATTATTCGGATTATGTGATAGATGATATTCATGGTAGTGATATTATATCGATTATGGTTATATCTGTTAGGTTCACTTTGAGGATTTCTCTTAGCTTTAGCCTTATGTAGGTACTATGTTTATGCCCTGGGTTTATTTCTTGTTTGGGGTAGCGGAGGTAGGTATTAAGTTCCTCAGTTCTGTACACTACGTTCATTTCTTCGCAGAAGCCTTCGGTAGTACCAGGTAGTGGGCCTGGTACTTCGAATGATACTAAGAATTTACCTGATGTTAGCATGGTTCTAGTTCGTTAGTTAGAATTCTTATATCGGTTAATTGATTCATGTATTCCTCTTCTGAGGATATGTCAAGGCATTTGCATGCTATGTAGTGACCGTACATTGATATACCGGATTCGTAGCCTTGGTCATCATTCATGAAGTGGGCTAAGCCTTTCCTATTGATTTCGATTACTGGATAAGGAGGTTCTCCATTAGTTGCTTCTTTATCGAAGGTAGCAAAGTCATAAGTATCAGTGTTATCGGTCATGGTAGAGAATATTTCTATAAGCCAAGTAAAGTCCTCTAGAGGTACTCTGTCTAACCATTCCCATCCGATTGGGTATTCGTTTACTGTTATGATTGGTTCCATGATGTTAATTGAGTTGAGGGTTAAACATTTGTTTTGGTTGACCTAATAGGCAGCAATGAGGATAACCTGCTTCATCGAGGATTCCCAGTATAAGATATCGATTGGTATCTCTGGGAATTTCGAAATAGAAAGCTGGTTTCATGTAGCCATCTATGAATGTAAAAACTATCTGAGTGTTTTCTAGTAACCCATTTAGTTGTACATGAGAAAGGTAGTTATAGATAGCTTCCCTTTGATTTCTTGGGTTTTTATCCCATGAGATGAGCATATCGTCATACCAATTTGGATTATCGCATAGCTTTTTAAGTTGTTGTTGAATATACGGTGTCATGATTTGAAGTAATAATATAAGTCCTCGATTAGTTTATCCTGTTCTTCCCATATAGTATCTGATACTACGTATTCTGATACGAAATAGTTATAGAAAGGCCCAAATAGTATTTTTAATACTATGTCCTTGAGTTCGATATTGAGTTGTTCCTCTTCTTCGGTAGAACTGGGTTTGATTGCCTGAAGTTCTGCCTTATAGGATGCCGTTACGGCATCCTTTAGGGTTTGAATATATTCTGGGTTAGTTTCCTTGAGAATACTTAATTGTGATTTGAGTTCTTTACTTATCATGGGGCTTAGCGATTATGGATATGAATCCTTGTGGATATTTAGTATAGAATAATTGATAGTTCCCTGTGGGCAAGAAGACTTGCATTATGTTTGCAAGTAATGGGTAGATTTTCCATTGGTTTTCCTCTAGAAACTTGTCCCAGGCTTCTGATTCTTCGGGATAATTTCCAGAAAGTTGAATGTGATATTCCTTTTGTTCCGGAATAAATAAATTGGTTACTACCTGAATTTCGTCTGATTCCTTTTTGTATTGAGTAATAGGATACCAAATGCCTTCGGTTTTCCATTTATTGAGCTGAAACAAGGACATGCCCTGTTCCAATACGTTTAAGAGTTTATATAAGTTTACCATAGTGATTATTTATTAAGTTGTCTAAGGTAGCACTAATGATAGTGCCCGTGGAGATTTCGATCTCCTGGGCAACTAATGGTCTAACGTTATACTTTGTCATGATATTGAGAAATTAAGTTGGAAAATCCAGTTGTTTCTATCGAGTTGATTGAATGATATGAACCTCCCATCGTTATCGGTAAAATCATTCATGAATTGAATTGCAGCATCTGCCAGTTGACCCTTATAGGGATTGGTATTTGCAGTTATCATTGATTCGAATGTAAATGTATAATAGGTAGTCTCATATATTTGGATTTGGTTGATATCCAAGCAATTGAGTTTGTAATCCTCTTCCAGTTGAATGAGGAGTCCCATTAGAAGATTTAAGAGATGACCCTTTTCATCTGAGTCAAGTTCAAATGTAGATTTCTTGTCTAAGAAATTGCGAACTACCTTAGTTAGTTGTTCGTCTTGATTGTAAGTTACTGAGTTGGTTTTCATATTTTTGTCTATTTTAAAATTGATATGCAAATATAATCATTTTTATTTTAATACTAAAATATATCCCTTTTATTTTTAAAGTGGCTGAGGATGTGTACACGCTATGAAAGGCAGTGGATTAGACTGCCTTTCAATTATTAAGGTAATTGGGGAGTTAGCAAATATAGAGCCTCTCTTATAATTGAACTCTCCATAGGTTCTAAAGAGGGTTCCTTGTTCATTAGTCCACCTTTCTTCTTTTCGTTTTCAAATACTTCATGTATGGCTTGCTTTATTTTAGTAGCTAATACCTCTGATAACTCCTGAGATTTAAGAGAGATAAGTAAACCTTTTCGTATTTTCTCAACATCTTGGTTATTCTCAGTAATGGGTTTTGCTTCTACTAATTCTTGTATACCCGAGGAATATTCATCTAACCGTTCATATCCCAAATGTTGTAGGTCATTAATGAAGATACTGAATTCATCGTAAGTGAGTCTAGTATCAAAACCTACTCCATGATATAGTTGTACTAAAGGAGTAAGGATTCTTCTTAGTGTATTGAAATCCTTTAGATGGTCTAATTCTATCTCTGACCTAATTGGTACTTTATATACCTTTTCACCCTTCAGTACCACTAGCAGAACCATTAGTCTTGGTGGTAGTCTTTTCTCGTTCATAAGCAAGTTTTTGTATTATAAGTTGTACATAGGTATTCCTTTCCTTATAGATGAACATTACCGAGAGAAGTATCTCATGTTTCGGTAATATCATCTGTATGAAATTGCCTGGAGCAATCACTGTAGCTACTACTGGAGAATCTTCCTGAGAGAAATTCTCCAGTATCATTTCTGCCCTCTTAATGGGTTCTGGTTTTGTTGGGTCCAAAGTTAGGACTGGAGCAGTTATACATTCCTTGATGCCCTGTGTTAAGGCATTATATAACCATTCATCTTTTATATCCTCTACTTGGAGGTTTTTCATTGTAATCATATCCTAAACCTATTTAGAGTCCATACACCCAGGATATTAGAGAATACCCATAATTCCCAGTTTTTGTAAAAGTTATAGGGTTTACTGAACTGGGATGTTTGAAATATTATCTGGCTTGGTGTTCTAGATAACATTTCTGCATGACAAGTTAATACTCCAGAAGATAATTGAGCTTTAAAAGCTTTAATAATATCTTCATCACTTTTAGTCTCTAATGAGGTAAGCAATTTAATAAATTCTACCTCTACACCTTGAGACATGTTTACATTTCTGAAGGCAAACTTTTCTTTATTTTCCATATTCGTCATTTTTAGATAAGAACTCTTGAGCTAGTTCATCTTGAGTTCTTTCGATTATGTTCTTTACTATTGTTTTATTTTCTACTCTAGCCCACATATATAGCATGCCCAATTGAGCATCCATATAGCAATCTATAAGAGATGGGTCCTTTCTAAATACATCCCATTGTTTTACGAAATTTGTTCGAACCAAATCCCTATAACCCTGGTCTGATATATCTTCTTGGTCTATATAAGCAGATACCCTTTTCTTGACTTCTAAAAGGATTTTCTCTAAGCTTTCGGGTAATCTGAAATTTTCTGGTAAGTTATGATATACCAAAGCATTAGGTATCAATTCCTCAAAGGTAAACTGATTATCGAATAGTTTCTTTGGGTATCTACCTGAAAATATCAAGGGTATCTTATACCTTAGCAACGATGGTACTACGTCGTATATAGCATAATGTTTCCGATATTCCTGATAGACATCGAAATATAGATTCTCATCGAATATACCAGATTTCCTCATTATTGCCTGTAAAGTATTATAAGCAGCATTGATATGAGTATTACTCAATTTGAATACTAAGTTGCCATTTTTAATAGCAATGAGTTCACTACAGCATCTCTTTCGTTTAAATAAGTTCATGTGATTAAAATGTAAAGTCAATGTATATTTTCCTTGTTCCCTTGAGAAATTTTTCGTGATTTGAGTCATCATACTTATGGCAAGCATAAGTCTTAGATGATTTATCATAATGGTCTCTTACCCATACTGGAGCAGTATCAGTTGGTTTTAATTTAAAGTATGTACCCTGATTAACCTTGTTAACCCGAGTCTCTTTGTAAGATGTCTTTGGTAGTTCCATATTTTTTTGTCTATTTTAAAATTGATATGCAAATATAATTCTTTCTTTTTAAATATGCAATATCCGGATATAACTATGGGAGCTTACTATTTCGGAGGAATTGAGATGCAAATGAGCCATCCTCTTTTTCTTCTTTCTCAAAGTCTTCATATTGATATAACTCTGGGTCTTCTTCGTCTGGGTCTATACGCATTTCGATTTCTCTACGTAGTTCATGATGTTCTTTAGAGAATGAAGACATAGCTCCCTTATAATCATCGGTAATTTGCATTAACTCTGCTTTATTAAGGTTAAGACCCTCTTTACTGGTATCTACTCCTTCTTGTTTAGTAGCAACTACTTCTGGTAGAGACTTAATATCATACCTGTCTTCCAATAGTTTAGCCTCTTCTGGTTTATCCAATACCCTTTGTGATTCCAATACGATTTGACGTGCCTCTTCAACAGTGATTGCATTTTGCTGTGTTACGTTGTTCTGTTGATTAAATTGGGCAAAGATATTTGTAGTACTTCCTCCAGTAAGATTACGTACTATTGATTGCAGAGATGTAGAGGATTCAAGCTTTAATTTAAGGGCCTTTCCCAGCTCGGCAGATATAAACGGTACGTATTTCCCTCCCTGAGATTCTCTTAGGATATTAACCTGATGGGCTATTTCCATACGGTCTTCTAATGCCCATGCTAGTTGTTCTCCCATTAACGCTTGAAGTAAATCTTCTGCTTTTTCTTTATCCCATATTCTAGAGCTTAATAGCCTATCCCTCATAAATACACGTATGTAATTAATATCTATGCCCATACGGTATGAGAATGTATTGATATCATAAGTGATACCACATAATACTCCATTACCCATCAGCCATTGATTAATAATGTAGTTGTGTATCTTTATCAGAAGTTCATCATTTGGGTTCTTCTGATATTCTAATGCCATTGCAGTAGTCCCCATAGGTCTTGGGAATCTTACCATTTTATTTTCCTTTTCTGACATACAAATGAGATTTTCTGATATCGGAACTTTCATCATAACCCATATACTCTAAATCGAACCTTACATACAGATTCAAAGATAGGTTATAGAAATATCCCTTATATTTTTTCTTACTTACTGATAAATTAAAAGGTTCACCAGAGATTAGGTCCCTGGTGAATAATAAATTACCTTTCCCAGTGATGGGAATATTAAGGCAAAGTTTATAATCTCCTACCTTAAATTTATTCCCATGCAGGTCTGTGATTTCCCTTGCCATAGTTTGCCTTTTTATGGTTCGTAGGTTTTTTGTCTTGTTTACTACGGTTATTGGTTATCCCCTTTTGCTCTTCGATTAATTTCTGAACCTTTGGGAATAACCTTTGCCTTAAAGGAACTACCTGAGTAGCGAAAAAGGCATTCCATAATTTCTGGGTTAATGGTTCTCCTATTTTAAGTTCTGAGATTGCCCAGAATTTAGTTTCGAAATTCTTAACTATTTCCCTAAATCGGTAGTAGTATATATTGCCAGTCTTTTTATCTATCCCAATTGTAGTGGTTTGGCAATAATCTAGAAATTCTTTACCTAATTCGGATATAAACTCTTCCCTTTTAAAATCATAATTCTCTTGGTCGAGCTTAAATAATTTTACGTAATCGATTGCTTCCATATAGATTTAGTTTGTGATTATTAAACGAGGTATACTTTCATCTGTAATCTGAAATAAGTACCCTCTTACATCATCCTCATAATAAGAGGACCAATATGTTCTTCTAACTCTGAAATTATCAAGGATTGCCCCTTTGGGTACCCCAGTAATAAATAAGCAATGCTTAGGCATCATTGGAGTAATCTCAAATTTCCCATCCTTGAAATTACCATAGGTACCGTAGTCGGGCATATTACCCGTAAATCCAGTATTCTGTAATATGTCTTGAACCAGAGTAGTTTGGGGTATTTCCTTTTGGTTACATTCTATGGTTAACTTCGATTTGCCTATATATAGGTCTTTAACTATTTCTCTAAACATTTGTATACGATTATATGGGTAATACCATTTTTCTTGAAGTAAAGGTTATTCTGTGAACGTTCCTCTAACTTCTTTAATTCTCTTCGAGATTCAGTACAAATTCTATCAGATTTCCTTAATATATCTGATACATTATCCCAGATGGGTGCCATTGGTTCTACTGGCCCTGCATAGATAACCTTATGTTTAGTTTCTATTTGGGGATATTTAGATTTATACTGATATTTGCCTTTGCAGTAAAGTACGTTATACTTTTCTGGTTCGTTTCTTTTTTCGTTTTTCATTTTTGTTAGGATTAATGTAATCAGATATTTCATCAAGTTGCCCTAAAAGCAATGCCTGAATGAAAAGGTTTATAGGCCTGAAAAAGAAATTCCTTACGTTATCGGTATTTATATACCAATCGTAAACGATAAAGAACTTCTTAATCTTGGAGTGCTTAAGTGAATGTTGGATTAGATAGGACTTACAACATCGTTTATGTAATTCTACCAATTCTTTGTCCTGCTTAAGCATCTCTTTATCAGAGAAGATAGTGTAATCCATTTTGTATGAATTGAGATGCCCAGGTAATTATCCCGGGCACCTGGTTAATAAAGGTTTATGCAACTTGTTCTGGTTTGAGGACCTTCTTTTTAAAGTCCTCATAGGCTTTAGCAGCAGCCTTGAATTCCTTGGAGTTCTGGTCCTTGATACGAGCCATTGCAAGTTCCAATCGATGGAGTTCGTTTCGAGTTTGTTGTCTCCATTTCTTCCGAGCAAGAGTATCAACTACATCGGCAGGGTATACGTATTTAACTTCCCGATTAGAAATTACCTGTTCGATGATGGATGGTTTTTGTTGTTCCTTAACTTCCTTGACAACCTGTTCCTTTTTGGAAGTTTGGGTTTTTGGAGAGAGTTCTACCAATTTGGCATTGGCAAAATTAGTGGCAGCTTCTTGAGCATCTTTTACCAATTCCTTTTTAGTCTTTTTGGCCTTAGGGGCAGAAGCCTTAGCAGTCTTAGAATTTTTAATTCCTTCAAGTTGTTCGGCAACCTTAGTTGCAACCAGGTTAGTAACCTTTGTTTCATTCTTTTTCATAATGTCTATATTTAAAATGTTAGTAAAATGATTAATTTCTTTTTCTGATACAAATATAAGAACTTTATTTTAAATAGAAAAATTTTATTTGAATTATTTTCTATTTGCTCGGGTTAATCGGCTAAGAAGTCGAAGATTTCTGGAGGATAGTTAATTTCATCCTCTGGGTCATTTATGTAATCTTCATAATCCTCGTTATATTTATCGTAAATGTTATCTTGTGATGTATTTGGTACCCTTGTACATCTTTCAGGATATTTCTTTACGAAGTCATAGGCTTCTTGAGTAGTCATTACCTTGTCTGAGGTAAATTCGTAGGTTACATAAGAATAAGTTTCACCCAATCTAGAAACTTCATATTGCTGGTATCCAGATTTCTCAATCTTATAGATTTGATTTTCTGGAATAGTTTCTATTTCTACCCTATATTTATACCATTGCTTCTTCTCTTCTTTTAGTTTAATGCCCATGCTATCTTGAAGAGAGGTTAACTTGGTTATGGGACTTTCAAAACGAGAAGGAGCAGTGCTCACTTCTACTGGATGAGTTTTATTCTCACCAATAAAGTAAATCACTGCCCCCAAGGTTACCAGGCCCAATATGAATTTAGTTTCTGAGTTCATAACCTGTAGTTTCGAATTTATTTTTAATGTTCTTTGCAAGGTATTTACCTTTTGATTCTGCTTGATGTAAACCGTTGCAGATTTCATAAGGTACATCATCATAGCGATAAACTCGATTACCTTTAAAAGCAACCCAAAGTTGTTTCTTCTTTGAGTCATAACCAAAGCCCTCAATATTAGAGGATTCGCAAGGAATCATTTCGACTCCAGTGTTCATTTCTACTGATTCTAAGTATTCGTTCTTTTCCATGTATATTAAAATTTTAAAAGTGTTAGTTCTGGGTGGAATTTGAGATTTGCCCTTTGGAAGATTGCCCAGGTACCAAGTACTCCCTGGGAATTAGTATGTACCCATTCATCTTCCATTCTGAATAATATGTGAGAGCATACCAGCATTTGGTATTCACTTAGCATATTTATCAGTTGAGGAGTATTCTCAATTTCTACGTATAATTCAATGTGCTCATCTAGTGCTCGAATTATTTCATCATCCTCAATCTGAAGGAGTTTTTTGATTAAGTCTTGGGCAATATCATTTCCATTTTTAACGTCCTCTTTGATTGAGTTGAGTGATTCAATCTGAATACCAGCAATGAGCTTTACGATGTCTTTTGTTTCCTTGTCCATAATTAAATTTTCTTTATGCAAATATACTAAAATTATTTTATATAAAATACTCTTTTAATAAATACGGAGGTAAGTGTTAGCGGTTCTTGATTTCCTCTATCTTTTCCTTGACTGAGTCGGGGAAAATAGCATCATCTACCCATCGCATAAAGAATTTAGAAGGCTTCTTTTCTGGGTTGAGAAGTAATTGTCTTTGCTCTGTAGAGAACTTAATACGTTCATCTTCCCTCATATACTTGGGAAGTTTAGTGAATTCTGCTTGAGAGAAGGAGATTACGTTCTTACCAACTTGGGCCCTTAATGGTTTCTTCCTTTCCTTATAGAGATATGGGATAATCTTTTTCGAGGGTCCCCCAAGGATGCTAAAACCAAAGATTACCATTGGGTCAAATTTATCTGCTTTTGGGTCCTTAGCCCGTTTGATACATCTTGCCATCCAAGAGAATGAATTGGGATATTGCTTATTGTCTGTTGCTTCTCCCACATCTTTTTTATTAAACTCAAATCCAGGAAAGTGAAATAGAAAATCTTCAGTAAGGATAAATACAAATCCCAATCCCCTAAGATATTTAATGATATCTTGTTGGCTTTTACCCTCTTCAATCATTTTCTCTACATCTGCAAGAATGTCCTCCCTTGGTGATTCCAATTCCTTAGTTGTAGACCCTGCAGGTCTTCCTCTGCCCACATTAGGTGCCTTAGCAGGCAATGTACCAGATAACCTATCTAAGTATTCTTTGAAGTTATCAATATCTTGTTTATTAGTAAGAGTTACTTCTACTCTTATGGGACCGTTATGCTGTACCTTTGGACCTGAATTCATCTCGGTATAAGCATCTACCAACCTATCTGATAATGGAGTACCATTCTCTGATAGTGTAGTGATTCTAAGTTTTGGTTTATATACTTCTTGTTCCATTTTCGACTTAATTAGAAAATAAAAGGCCTGAACAATTTTTATATTGCCAGGCCTTCTACCATTATTAACGAATACTCAAAAATATGATAAGTAAAAGTAAAAAGTGCTCTTATTAATCTTCTTCTTTAGCGGCCTTCTTTTTCTTCTTGTCTTTGGCCTTCTTATCTTTCTTATCGGAAGCCGGTTTTTCTTTTACCTTTTCTTCCTTCTTTTTCTTAGTTTCCTTTTCCTCCTTGGGAGCCTTACCTGAAGCAAGTTTTCTTTGCTCCATACGATATTTTTTCTTCTCAGCCGAAGTCATTTCTCTGCCATCGATGAGAGGATAATCGTATTTGGTAGCTGTTCTACCGCCATTTCCTTTCTTTTCCTTTTTCTCTTTGGCAGCCTTCTTCTCATCTTTTTCCTTCTTCTCTTTTTCCTTGAGTTTTACCAATTTCTTGTTGTTCTCTTGGTCAGCTTCAGGATAGGCAGCAGCAACTTTGTCTCTTTCCTTATTGAGCTTGTTTACAAGTTCGGTAACCTTTTTACCATGTTTCTTGTCTTTGGTCCAATCCTTAGTAGGGTCCAACTTGTTCTCTTTAAGGTAAGCATCCAAAGCTTTCTTAGCCTTTGTGAGTTCCGGAGTCTTGGATTCCGATTTACTCTTCTTTTCTGTTTTCTTAGCCATTTTCATTTATATTAGGTGAATAATTGAATTTCCTATTTACATAATACCATAGTTATACCTTCCTAATTTGGGTTGGGATTTCTTTAATTTCTAGGATTTCTAAACTGCATTGTTTTAAAACTGCCTCGAGTTGAAGTATATCTTCTACCTCTTTCTGAGATAAGTCCGTAAAAGTTTGTTCAAAAGTTTCTTTCTGTTCCCCCCTTATAAAATTAAATTGGGCAACAATATAAGTCCCATGAAGTTTTTTATTCAGGGCTCCTTTAAGAGATATGAGTTTTCTTTTCAGATAATTACTCTTCAACCTATGGGATTGGTATTCGCCTTTCTTACCCTTACTAAGAGCTACCTTTTTAAGGTACGAAACATAATCTAATTCTCTGAGAGTTTGATTAATGTTTCCCACTAATAATCTTAAGTCTTTTTCCATTTGGGTCTTTGCATTACTTGGTTAGATACTTCCTGAGTTTCTTCTGATAGCATTTCTCTTGCCTCATTTATTATATTGATGGCAAGTTCCCTTTCATCTGGTCCCAGGTTTAATTCTTTATCTTCTAGTACATCAGTATAAGTATTTATTAGATTATCCAATGCAAGTATTCGAATATTCTTTCGAATTGCTAATTTCTCTTCTTCCATGGGTATAAAAAATTAAAGCCCACTACCTTCACAGGCAATGAGCTTTTGGCTGAACAACGTCCTAAGTGTGGGGTTGTTACTCTATGAAATTTAAACTATTGCAGACGATATGTAATCGCTATTTTAGGATGTGCCTAGATTAATCTTCTGATTCTTCCTCTTCTTCTTCCTTAGCCTTTTTGTTTTTCGGAGAACAAATAACGCCATGTCCTTTCTTAGACTTAACGGTAAGAGTTCCCGGAACGAATGAAACTGAAGTTGATACCGGTTTGCCATCCGTAACCAATACAGAAGTAACCACTACACCCTGATAGCCTTCCTTGTTCTTAACGGCATAACCAAAGTTCATTACCTTGGATTTGTCGTTAATGGAAATAACGTCGATTTGCTTGCTGTTAGGGCGTTGTTCAGCCGGCCGATTCTTGAGTGCCTCTTGACGAGCTTTACGTTTTGCTTCCTTTTCAGCGTCTTTCTTTTCGTCACCTTTTTTCTTGGTGTCAGCTTTTTTCTTGGTGTCAGCTTTTTTCTTGGTGTCAGCTTTCTTTGTTGCCATTTCTTTTAATTTTTAATGTTATGTTACTAAATAGTTTTTAAAAGGGAAGGTCATCCCTTGGGTCGTCTCCTTCCCAGTAATATTTCCTTCCCTCATAGTCTCTTACTTTTTTCCTTTTTTGTCCTTTCCCTTGGCTTCTTTCTTTGCCGGAAGTTTGAGACCCAATTCCTTGGCAATTGCCTTACGAAGTTTTTCGATGTCGTCTTCTTCGTAATCGTCCGGATCTGTTTCGAGGTCTTTGTCATCGCAGACATCTTCGAGTTCTTCGAAGTCCATTTCGGCAAGTTCCTCACCGGTCAGTTCCTCTTCTTCTTCCTCTTCTTCCTCCTCTTCGGAATCATCATCATCATCATCATCATCATCATCATCATCATCATCATCATCATCATCATCATCATCATCATCTTCCTCATCGTCATCGGATT